TTTATAAATGTTTGTTCTGGAAGATTAGAACCAACACGATTGAAAAAATATTCACTCATATGTGGGTTATAGTTATTTTTCATAATCCACAACCAAGTTCTAAAATCTTCAAGAATACTCATTCTTCCACCTCAATCTCAATCATTTCATAAGTAGTATAAAATTTTTGTCGTTCTTCCTGAAGTTTCACAATCAATACCTCATTTGCTTTGTCTTTGGAAGTGGAAGCATACTCAATATGATAACCCAAATCAACATTATCAACCACACAATAGATTTTCATTCTTGCCACCCCTCAAAGTATTCAGTAAAGAAATGAAAACTCAAACCAACCTTACCAACTTGAAAATCTACTCCAAAAAGAGAAGAAGAAGTAAGAAATGAGAGCATGATGTGAAATCCACCATTGCTATGGACTAAACTACTGGGATTTTCATAATTCACCCAAAGTAATGAACGATTGTTGATGACACCAAACTGCCAAGTGCGGTCAGTTTCACCATTTTCCCAAACTTTTAGGTTGTACTGATAGGGTTTCATCGGTTTGTTGTGTATGAAGTCATTATAGACCAAAAAGGGCACCTGTGGAGGAGCCTTGTGTCAGTTTAGAGATTGTCCTTTTCTTGTTTCTCAATCTCAAAGATTTCATTTAGAAACTCCAAACCATACTTACCCACAACCCAGGCATCTTTATCCTCAAAGAACCTATCACCTATGGTTCTCATATTATAACATTCTTTGTCTTTATCAAAGAAAGCAATTACATAACAGTTCTTTTTTCCCGAACCATTAGATTGATACCACTTGACGAGTTCATACTTGTTGTTACATTTACTCCAACGGAACTCAATATCACGAAATCTCATTTTTCTCTTCTACATCAAGGTCGTTCAGATACTCAAAGTTCCAAGTGTGCTCACAGACACCAATATCAAATCCAATCTTCCAACACCAGAGCACAATACTCAAAAGAGTTCCTGCACCAGATTTGACTTGAATAAAAGGCCAACTAGCATACTCATTCCAAGAAACTGATGCTTGAAGAAGTGCCCATCGTTTGTTGTGAAGGACTTGAACATACCATTCGTGGCCATAATCCTCACGATGCTTAAAAGAAATCAGTTTCATTGTCCTTCCTCAAGGTTGGTAAGCTCTTCTTCAGTCAGTACAGTTCCCATTGGGCCTTTCACCAGACGAGCAATCTCTTCATCACGCACTTTCCATTCCTTGAACTTATCTTCAAGGTCTTCATCCATCGTCAGTTCATATTCTTTGCAGATCTTGCGCTGTTCTTCTAATGTCACGAAATCATTAAACACCAGAGACATTGCACCACTACGAATACTTTGGGGGCACATACCTACACACAGCATAAACTTCTCAAAGAGCTTAAAATACTGCTTTGCATTCAGGTCAGCAGCAGGAGCAGTAATCAAATAATGCTCTTCGGGAATAAAGTCATCATCAGAGAACGATGAACCATAAGAATAAGTATAAGTGGCATCAAACTTGAATTGAACTTCAGCGTTGTAAGTCATTAGAGAGGTGCTTCAATACACATACTATAAGACCCCCTGACCTAAAAATCAAGGGGTCTTGTGCCAGTTCTTATTTTGGTTTCTTTGCTGCAGCCTTGACTTTCTTATCAATATGAGGATTTCCTGTTGGGGGCATGGATCTTGCACTTTCAGGATCTAAACGATTAAATCTATCAGAAACTTTCTTACCATCAACTAAATCTGGATGCATACCATTTTTCATTTTGGGTGGAGGTGTTTCTGGAAAACCTAATGGTGCTGGTTTTCCATCATAATATCCAGGAATCTTATTCAAAACTTCTTGTGGAGATTTAAGTTTCTTTCTTTCAGTGATTACTTCTCCTTGAGGTTCATAATGAGCCATTCTAACTTGTTGACCTCCAGGTTTTCCTCTATATGATGGTGGAACATTTGGAACAGATGGCCAACCCGTCTTTGGATCAATAATTGCTGGTGGTGTCTTTACTGGATTCTTAATTGAGGGCCATGTTGATGGATCATCAGTCCATTGCTGGGCAATTTGAGTGTCATTATCATTTGACTGAGATAATCCAGGAGGAGTTCTTGGTATATTTGGTGATGGTAAACTGCCGGGGGCAAGATTATAAAATTGATTTGGATCATAAGTACCCGGTTGCTTATACCCCTGAGGTGCTGGTGCCTGGCCGCCAAGTGGATTAAATGGAAACATCCCAGGTGGAAGTCCTGCAATATCAACACCAGGAGTAGTTCCTGCTTCACCTGGAGGTGTTTGTGCGAATGGATCAAACTCCCCAGGAGGAACAGCACCAGTTCCAGGAAAATCAGAACCCAAAATTTTCATTACATATTCATCAGAAGCTTCAAGCATTTCTTTCAGTTTTTGCATTCTTTCTTGAGGAGAAAGATTTGCCATGATCGGATCTGTTCTAATGAATGCAGAGGCTTCTGGATTATCAAGAGAAACAAAAACATTCATTGGGGTTCTTCGTTTTGTAGAAAAACTGGTTATGGCATATGATGCACTACCTTTCAGACCATATATGTCTGTTGTGATTTTCTTAAAATCAGCATCTGTCCAGCGAGAGTCGGGAAGAGGAGTTGCTGAATTAATTCTAGACATCACTGCGGCCGCCTTAGTATCTCTTATTGTTGTTTGTTGGTTAGATAAATTTAAATAATAATTTGCAAGATTTGTATTCCCAGCCATATCATAATTTACATACTGTGCATAGTAACTATCTGCTAGATCAGCAGCAGTGCTATACTCACCCAACTCAATGTACAAAGCGGCTGCGTTCATATTAGTGTCGGCAAACAAATTTATCATTTGCTGTTGAGTATTTCCACCAAGATATCCAAGAGTAAACCCAATACTGTTTTGAGTTTTTAAAGTCGATAGATCGCCATTAAAACCATCTATATTTGGATTACCTGCATTTCCACTAACTGGACCAGCATATCCTGGATAATAAAAACTTGGGTAACCACCAACAACATTTCTACTAAACGAACTCATTATTTGTTTTCCCCAATCAATTGCATCAGCGTCAGTTCCATCATAGTTTATTAATAATGATGCAATTAGTCCGTCATTATTATCAGTAATTTCCCCATATTCACTACCAATCGGTATATAAAGACCAATCAAATCTTGACCTGCATTTTGACTTGTTCTTGGTTGATATATAAGAAATTCTACGTTTTTTCCTCTTGCTTCTGGAGGTAGAGTAATATTATAAGTGGTAAGATCTGTTGCATTTTTTGATATTGCAACAAATTGTCCGAATTGATTATTATCGGGATTATACCACAATAATAATAAATCAGAATTTGTGGGTAGGCCTCCATTATAGAAATTTCCAGCAACTCCAGTAAATGATATTGTATCGACAGAAGATGTATCTATGGAATTTAAACTAGCATATGGATTGACTTTATATGAACTAGTAGTTAAAACGTTTTGTAAACCCCCATATTGACTGAAAAAAGAATCAGATCCAATATCAGTGTTAGAGATACTAGAATAACTTGACTGATTAGATACATCAATTGATGCAATATCAGTATCCCCACTTGCAGGAAGTGTTTTAAAAAATACCCCAGAGGAAGTCATCTGTTCATTTAGTTTTTTTCTCCAATCATATTTTTTATTCTCCATCACCGATTGGATATATTTTTTTTCTTCCTCTTCTAGTTTTTTTTGTACTTTTTCTTCAACAATCTTCTGACGATGCTTCTTTTTAACATCTACCATACTGATATGTCTTAATGCTCTCGAATAAGTATTCATTGATAGATATTAAAAATTTTCTTACTTTAGATATTTATTTTAGTCACGTTGTCTCCAGTCTTCTGGTTTGTCTTCAATAAAGAAATCAAGAATATCATCTACACCACCACCAAAGTTTGATTTGTGTGTTGATGGATCTGGATGGCCCAGATCAAGTTGATTCAAAAAATCATCCATATCTCCCTCCTTCATATCAGGATTTGCTGCTTTTCTTCTTGCTTGCCTTAGAAGTGTAGCAGCACTTCGATTTGCCTTTGATAGTTTCTCAACCCATATCATCTCGCTTAACTCTACTGTTTCTCCTTTTACAATCTTATCGCAAATTGCTTCCACACGCAGACGATATTGAGTTGAGAGCATATGTATTATTCAGATAATGATTATTTATTTCTTGATTTTAACTCATCCATTAACTCTTTTGCAAGTCTATTTGAGCGTCTCCACATCGAATATCTTGCCCATGGTGTTGCTGGATTATGAATTAACCACCATTGAAATATCAAATATCTGCTCTTAATCAATCTTGTAATATAATAAAAAGCAGCAGCAATACTATCATCAGTGACGATGAAGTATGCTACTACTGCAAATACAATGAACCATGCATAGTAAGTCATTTTCTCAGTGTTTTAAGATATTCTAACACATGATCACGTACTTCCATGAGTTCATTGTAACACTTTTGATTATGAGCACATTGTCTCAGCTCATGATCTGGTTTATGAACGGATTCGATGAACAAATCAAGTCCTCGATTCCATTTGACTTCCTGAGATTCTTCCATGAATTAATTTGTAGATATACTATTTAATAAGTACAAGGAACACGTACAACTTCAGACCACCTTCTCACATATCCAGGATTCCAATAATCTCCAGGAATGTACTCTTCACGAAAGACACGACGAGTACAAACAGGTTCATATCTCCTCTCATAATAGGGACGATAATATGGGCGATCATATGTAAATGGAGCCCAAAATTCTCCCCAAGTAATTGCTTGGGCAGGAATAGGAATGAATGATAATAGTAAGATAGGAAGGAATTTCATTGCTTTAAAGGAATTCAGTAATATTTAATCCCAGGAAACATTCTGAACCAGGAATCCAGGCATCACATAAGTCCAGGCACCAAGATCATTATTGCCTCCAACTTTATATTCCCACTTGTATTCAAACTTATTATGACTATCCCAAGTCATATATCCCTTCTCTTTATCAAATCGACCCTTAATGGTAAGGCTATGTTTATTGGAATAGATGTTACGAGTGCGAAGTGCTCCACCTGCCTCACGGGTTTCAATCACAACACAGACATCAGGATAGGTTTGAATACCTTGCTCAAGCAAGCATGGGGTTTCGTATCGAAATGGACGATAGGTTTTGGTCTCTTGTGCAAATGCAGGAGAAGAAAACAGAAGTGCAGCAGCAAGAAGAAGTTTTTTCATCCAATTACCCTCCAACAAACAGTAGCATTACCCTTGCGGGCAGATTCAATATGTGAAAAAGCAGAATAAGAAAGATCTAGATCTGCATGTGAATAGGGGCCTCGATCATTAACACGGACAATAACCTGCTTGCCGTTATCTTGATTCGTGACCCTGATTCTACTACCCATCTTTAGGTAAGGGTGAGCAGCAGTCCAACGATAAGCATCGAATCGTTCTCCGTTAGCAGTACGTTGTCCATGAAACCCATCACCAACACCATAGAATGTGGCAACTCCACATGTCAGACCAGCAATCAATCCAATCATTTAACAATCTCCCAGTGTTCATTTCCTGTTTTAGGAACCCAAGTGCAGTACATTCGGTTGATAGAAACTAGAAAGAACATATCAGAAGTTTCTTGTTCAACCTCCATTGCATGAAAGGATTCCATAATATTCACAAAACGATTCTTTGCTTTAGAACTTTTTGGTTGAACATTAACGAACTTACGTTTGGTTTTCATCTTAAGCATTGAACTTTAAGTATTATAGCAAAGGAAAGGGGTCAGAGATGACCCCTTGTGACAGATTCAGAACTTGTCCAGTTCAATCAGGCGGTGAGCAGCATATGCTTTCTCGTGACCGTTTCCATCCATCATCAGAGGAACAGCACCCAGAATAGTGAACTGAACCGTATTTTCCATCTCAGAGATATTCATACCCTTAACATTCAGGGACTTTTGAGCATAGTTAAAGATGTTTGCATGAGCAGACTCAACTGCAGACCGCATATCAATAAACTCTTGCTTCAGAGTTTCACGACTACGTTGAGTATCATCATAGAAAGCAACGTAAGTGTGACGGCCAGCAGCACCATTCTCAAGAATGTTACGAATCAGACGAGCAGTGTTCGTCATGCCAGGTTTGTAGAAGACAAAAGCAGGATCAGAGTCCAGTTGAATACGGGGATCAATGCGATTGCCTGCAGCATCCTTCATATCAGGAGAAGTCTCGAGCCAATCAAGCCATTGCTCACGATCTTTCTTGCGAACGATCTTGGCAGAGTCACCTTCAGATCGCAGATAGATAGCGTTGATGATTTTCGTGATTGCCCCACCAGCATTGGCAGGATAAATCTTCTCGATGTTCAGTTCTTCATACAACCAACGCTCGATGTCAGCCTTGTTGCGGTTGAGAACACCTTCAGAAATTGCCTTACATCCAGCGATGGTAAAGTCATCTTGAACCACACGGCGTTGAACGGTGTGATAGTTTCCAAGCAGACCAGTGTTCAGTTCACCGCGAAGACCCTCAACCAGAGGACTACAGAGAGCAACGGGCATGTATCGAACACCCAGTCGCATCAGTGCCAGAGCACGAGTACGAGCATCCTTAAGTTTTTGGTCGGAAAATACAATGCCAGGGAATTTATCCTTCAACCATCCATCAACTCGGATGGAATTTTCCATGTCATTTACTGCAGTTCCTGTGTTTTGTTCATCACGGACACCGACATTAGTAAATTCATCAGCATCTTCGTTTTTGGTGCTCAGATCAAGCCAAAGGAATTTGATAAGACTTGCACCAAACTTATCCTTAACGTATGCTTGTACCGCAGGATCAGCAGGATTCCATTTTTCTTCATATTCGGCCAAATCAACTTGAGTGTTGAAGACCATTTTAGATGTGTTAGTCATGATGTTTGTGTTTGCCAGGGGCATATATGATGAGTGCTTATTTGCCAAGGGCATTTGACTCATCGGTTTACAGAAGCCACATTAACAAATCGGAGAACCGTTGTCAAGTGTGGCAGTGAGAGAAGTGGTCGTAACCTCTTGTCCCTCACATTACTAGGACACTTTAAGGGGCCCAGTTCAAAAAGTCAAGGTCTCGTCTTTGACTTTATCCTCTCCTAAGACTCTGACGATAAGATCCAGAGATCTTTGATGTGGTCTTTGTTTCCATCCATACCATTTTGTTGGTTTACCATTATGATATGGAGGTAGTTTTCCTACGCTATAATATTGCTCTGCAGTTATGTCATAGATTTTTTCTTCATCTTGCAACCACCAGTGATAATCATTGCGATAATCTTTACCACACATTGGAACAAGCAAGTCGGTATTCATAAGATAAAATAATGCTTGCGAGGAATGATAACAATGTCCAAACATTGGATTTGTTACATTTTCCTCTCGATACTTAGGTGTTAAAAGATCTGGTGTGAGATTCTTGCGAATCAATCCCATCACCAGACTCAACATATTCTCTGAATATCTGTAAGGCTCAAAAGATAACTTTCTTACCTGAAAAACTCTATTATCTTTGTATCTTGGTCTCTCTACTGTTTTCATTGAGCCTATATTTTCTTGAACCTCGACAAAGGTAATTGTATAGAGATTTCATCGTTGTGTCAAGCGATTAGGGAAACTGTAGATGAAATCATTGATTCCCAGATATTCGTTATAGAGTTGTTCTTCCATCTGTCTTGCTTCAACTTCCCATGGTTGATCAGAATAGTCCGTCTCCGTGTGGTCTATGCCCCTCCAGAGACGTTTACCGTGCTTATCCTTCAGATTACCCATAACGTGCTGATAAACGTGCCACAGCTCGTGAAAAAGGGTCTGTAGGTACAGATCATTATTCATTTGATTGTGCAGTTCGATCTCAAACTCTCTGGGTCGATAATTACAATCCATTACAGTACACCACCCATAGACACCCTCTCGTGCAAGACCACGGTGATTGACAGTGATCTCAAGTTTGTGTCTTGGAAGATATTTTTCAATAAACCAATTCACTGCATCAGTACAGCGATGCTTGCTATAATTATAGCCGCTGGTGTATAATGTGAGCATCAGAATACCGCGTTCATTGCAACGTTACAAATCCTAACACCCCAGTTCATCAGAATCAGGAAGGATGTGACAAAAATCAATCTGTCCAGGGAGGAGTACCTCATTGGTTTTGCGTTTCTTTAGCTACTATAAAACCCCCAGAGGTCGTCTGGGGGTCATGGTGGACAGTTTAAAAATTGGCCCTAGTTGTAATCATTTGATGGCCACTCGATATTTAAATTAAAGCTCTTTAGTTCAGAGATACTTGTCACTAGATCTAATTTTTCAATGAGTTCTGCTTCAACTTCATAGCAATTTTGTACATACTCATTGATTGCATTTGAAATATTAACTACATCTTCGGCAGTAAATTTAATAATAGAACCGTTATATTTCCAACTAAAAGTTTCGGTCGAACCTTCACTCAATAATTGTTTCTTTAGAAGAATTGTTGTTCTTGTTCTATCGTCTGTCTTAATTTCTATGTCTTTATATAAGATACCTTTCGATTCCGCATTCCATCTCAATTTAGCATAAGTTTCCTTTACAATTTCTTTTGCAAAGGTTACCCAACCATCTCCAAACGTATAACCACTTGGAAATCTGGTGTTGAATTTGATCCAAGCAAAATCAGAATGACCAGCCCACTCTAGATCAGAAAGTTGTTCATCAGTAAAAGAATTTAACCCATGAATGTTATTCCAGTTTTCTGGAAGTTCCACTGGATAACTGAGAACAGTCTTATTAGTTTTATCAACTAAAACATAAAAGTTTTTTCTGGTCATTCTTCTACTCTTTTTCTAGTTGATCTTCTTGTTTTTTTAGGGGGTTCCTTTTCTGAATCTGACTCTTCTTTTCCCGGTGGAAGTTGTTTTGGTTCTTTTGCTGCTTCCAACTCCTTGTTTTCATGTCTATTTTCTGGATCAACTTGCCAGGGAGCAGCACCTTTCCAATGAAGATAATTTACATTATTAACATCCCAACCACGCCATGCACTGTAGTCATCCTTTGGTTTCGTCGCAACTTGAACACCTGCAGCTGCTGCTAGTTGTTCAAGAACTTCTATAGCTTCAACAGGACTCAAAATACACCATAAAGAATGATAATCACCTCTCATATTAACTTCAATTGCTCCACCAAAGGCAGTTCCTATAGTGATTGAACGAGCACGATTCTTATTTTGTTGAAGATTTGCATACTCATTCTCTTCATACATTTCATTAATTTTTTTACGAATCTCAGATTCTTCTTTTTTTGCCATTGCAAATAATAATTTAAATCTTCTTATTATTTATTATTGAGTTGTCCAGGAAATTGTTACAAATCCACCGGGAGCAACAGTTACGGGATAAGATTGTCCACCAGTAATCACTGATGCAAGATTTGAAGCATTTGCTGCGCTTCCTGCACCTCCTGGATTTGCATTTCCTGGAGCTCCTTGAGATCCATCTGTTCCATCAGAACCTGCTGATCCAGAAGTACCTGAAGTTGCACCAAATCCAGGACTTCCAGCAGATCCAGGATTTCCTAATTGTCCTGGTTGACCAGCACCGCCGGCAGCAGCGACGCCTCCACCACCACCACCGCCACCTCCTCCACCGCCCCCTAGGGGACTTGCTGGACCAGGCCCACCACTCTGACCACCAGAACCACCTTGAGCAGATCCTGCAGATCCACCACTTCCTCCAGAACCACCAGCAGCTCCTGGGTTTCCTGCAAATCCATTATATGAACTGCCTGGTTGTAGATTACCAGTGGTGCCACCACCACCTGCTCCTCCACCACCTAAAGATGAAAATCCACCAGCACCACCTGCTCCACCATTTCCACCAGCACTTCCAGCACCACCAGCACCTCCAGCACCACCAGTTCCTGCAGAACCGGGACTCCCTGGATTGCCTGCATTACCTCCTACTCCGTTATTTCCTGGACTACCTGGATTTCCAGCAACTCCCGTGGCTCCAGGATTACCAGTTCCAGCAGCTCCGCCAGCACCACCTGGGAAAAACAATCCAAATACTGAAGAACTTGCTCCCGTAGATCCTGCAGATCCTGGTGATCCGGGTGATCCTGCTTGTCCTGGATTTCCTGGTGTTCCTGTACCAGCTCCAAATCCTGGAGATCCTGAACTACCAGAACCTCCTGCACCTTCACCTGTGCCATTATTTCCTGTATTTCCTGGAGTGCCATTAATACCTGTTGCGCCGACACCTCCAGCAACTCCAGATGAACCATATGCACCTGCCCATTGAAGGCCTCCAACACCATAACCACCAGGACTTCCTCCAAAAGTTGAAGGTTGTCCTGCCTGGCCACTATTTCCCGGATACCCTGGAGCAGGAAAGTATGCACGGCCTGCGTCATCTTGGGCCCCGCCTCCTCCGCCACCGCCTCCGCCACCAAAAGCACCAGCAAATCCCGGAAATCCGGGATTACCTTGACCTCCTGGGTTTCCTGCAGCACCGCCAGCTCCATTATTTCCTGGACTTCCTGGGTTTCCTGCAGCACCACCAAACCCTCTTGTTCCACCTAAACCACCAACTCCTGCAGTTCCTGGTGTTCCTGGTGTTCCATCTCCACCTTTTCCTGTGACAGAAATAGAACGTAATCTATTTGGAGCAATAAAAGTTCCTGGTGCATTAAAAGTCACAGTCTCCGCAGGAATCATGTATCCAGGTGATCTGTTCTTTCCGCTGGCTCCTAAAGGCATCTTTTCCTACACTATCTTAAAAAATATTTATCAATCAAGATAGAACCAACCAGTTATAATGTACTTTGCCCTATCACCATGAACAACATTTCCCCGATGTGTATGAGTATATGCAGCAGGCCAGATTATCATCGAATTTTCTTTGGGTGGGATTCTCAATCTTTGATATAAAAATTCAGTTTCTCCGGCAGAATCCTTGTCAAGAGTATTTAAATAAAGACTATATGTTAATGCACGATTTGCCATATCACCTTCATGTTGCTCACAATGCCAAACATGATATCCAGCACCTGGATTTGTTTTTTGCATTTTTGCAGTGGTGCATCTAATTGGAAGTTCTTTTAGAACATCATATTCTGAACTATACTCATCGTAACACCTTTGAAGACCTTCCCAAAAAATCTTCATTGGAGATTCTCCATTAAATGAAGAGGGGTTATGGTTTTTGAGATTTAAGAAGAAAAACTCATCCTGCTTTGTTTTCTTCAAAGTTTTTTCTGTATCTTGTCGATTATAACATGATCCTGAAGATAAGAGTCTTTCAAACTCTTCAATCATATGATTACAAAATCCATCGGGATAAACATTATCATATAATCCAATAAAATCAATATATTTTGGTGTCATAAAATTAAGTTATTATGTAAAGTTATATAGTGCGATATTACCGTACCAGGTTGTACCATTATCTGGCGTAAAGAATGACCAGATATCAGTAGCATTTGCCGTGGTTGTTCTTACTGGAGTTGAGTTATTTGGCCATTTTACTGCTGGTGGCCAAATAATAGATCTTCCTGCAGTACCATCATTTGCCAGAATAAGAGTAAATGATGCTGCTCCAGAAGTTACTCCTGTTGTAAATGTAAACGTACAGTTTCCTGTTAGAGTTGCAGTAAATACGTTTCCGTTTGCCAGGTTAATCGTTGCTGCAGTGCCAGTATTACCTAGTGCAGAAACTCCTTCAGTGTAATTTCTTAATACAGATTTATCTAATGTCGTGCCGTTCAGATCAAATGTATTTAATGATGTATTATAAGTCAGATTAGATGTAGTTGCTGCAGATGTCATTGTACCTGAGGTCTGACTTGTTAAAACCAGACGCTCAGTATTTCCAGAACCCGTTAATGTAGCACCTGCAACAATACCAGTAAGTTGAGATCCGTCACCCCTATAACTAGATGCTGTTACGATACCACTGGCACTGATACCAGTGACCGTTAATATTCCTACAGGAGCTACTAATTGGGCTTTCGTTTGAGACATTATCTCGTGCTATCTTTTTTTAGTATTTATCAAATTTATCTTGACATGTCATTTGCACAATGTGCTCTCCCACCATCTGCGAGAACATAATGAAAAAATACTTGGTGATAATAAGTGTCGTCTTTTCTAAAGAATCTAAATCCTTTGTGTCTTGATGGAAGGGGATCTCTCCAATGAGGTCTTTCGCAACCTTTATATACCATTCCATCGCCAGGATTAAGACATACTGAACGATTCTCCCCTCTTTTGATAATTTCTAGTTTTGAATCGTCTTTATAAGTATCTGGAGTTTTAATCCATAGAGGCCAACATTCCTTTAAATTTGTACTGATGTTGACACTTACTGAAATTTCACATGCATCTCTATCTGCATGGCGAGTAAGTTCTTGTCCCTTAAAATAGAATCTATCATAGTAGTAAGTATTGTATAATTTTCTCCCTATGATATTTTCAAGTTTTAGTCGAATACCAGAATGAATTTCTCTGTATTGTGGGTGAGAATATACTGCAAGAGATCCTTCTACCTGTTGTTCTAATTCAGAATAACTGAATTGGTCTAATTTCTTGCCCCAATAATTAATTTGTCCTCGTTCTTGTGGAACTGGACGAATTAGTGCATCAGGATTCCAAAGGCTCTTTACTACTAGATATCCGTCTCTTTCAAAGTCCTCATTATTTGTTTTTGATGATCCAGTATTGAATCTTTCTTGGTGGAAGAGTTGTTCTTCGGTCATTTGTTCTGCCATATCACTTCCACCTCGGACCAACTACCCAACCAACAAGAGATTTACGAAGTCCTTTTGTGACTTTAAGGACACGATGTTGTGCTCTTGAATCAAAAACAATTACAGTTCCTCTTTTTCTTGGTGCGAAATAAGACTTTCCATCCTCAGAGAGAAGTTGGAAATTGCCACCTTCATAATCATCAGGATCTGAAAGTTGAACTACGAATGAAAGTTTTCTTACAAGTTCAATATTTTCATTTACAAAGTCACTTGCAAGTCCATCGACACGATTTCCCACTGCTTGTGGTTTATAATGCCCTGCAATTCCTGCATCATTATGCCAACCATAAAATTGTCCAGGGCCATATTGAGTATATTGCATACTCTCACCATCAATATTCCTCAAGTCATAGAGAAAATTTTCCCTGTTTGCTCTTTGAATATAGTGCCACATGAAACCTCCCAACCAATGATTGGTAGGAACCCATGCATTTCTTGAGTTTCTTTTGTCCTTGTTTAATGCATCTCCAATCAACATAGAATCTCCCATTTGGGAATCAAAGTTGGATGAGAGATCTTTATCAATAATTTCTACAATATCTTCTGGTAAATTACTAAAATACCAAACACTTTGAAAAGCCATATAAAATAATCAATCTCGTGTATTTATTCTGCCAGTAGTGTATCAGGCCAGTTTGGTGATAATTCAATAGAAATTAAATCATCAATATTTGCAATTTCATCTACTAGAGAATATAATCTTGCTTCCTCATTATAACACTCTTGTGTATAATTATCCAAAAGATTCAATAGAGTGTTAACTTCTTCAGTTGAAAGCAGTTGGTGAGAATTTATAAATTTCCAATAAAAACTTTCACTGGAGATTGAATTTTTTACCAACAAATTAATTTTATTTTTCTCATTGGCAACAATATTATTGCCCTTGTAATTCAATACTTCATTTTGAATTGTAGATCTTTCATCTGAAATAGATTTCTTTAAATTATTTTTATTAATTTCCAACCACTCGTCACTATATGTAAATTCAGATAATTTTGGTGATGATATATTAATCCATCCCAATGTTGGATGCCCTGCCCAAGTTAGATCTTCTAATTTTTGGTCACTGTAATTTGGGAGACCTGAAATATTAACCCAATTGTTTGGGAGTTTCTTTACATGGTCGATGATTTGGTTTAAGTTGTAATCAACTAAAACATAATAGTCATTCTTCATTTACTTTTTCCTCCTTTTCAACTTTTTTTCTGGTTCTTTTTTTCTTTGGTTCTTCTAGTAATTTTAATTCTTCTTCCCTTTGGTTTAATTGATATGGAGCGGCTCCTTTCCATTCAAGTTTATTAACTGAAATATCTCTATCAATAACTTCTTCCCATCCTCTCCATGCTGCAAAGTTTTGTTTTGGTCTCATCGCAATTTCAACACCACAACCAGCTGCAATTTGTTCCATCAATTCTATTGCTTCAACTGGTTGCATTTGAGCCCATACTGTTGCAACATCAGACCTTACAATTAATTCAACAATACCACCAAATGCAGTTCCAACTGTAACCGATCTAGCACGATTTGGATTTTGTTGAATACTCAGATACTCTTGTTTTTCATAAAATTCATTAATTTTTTTCCTCATTTGAGATTCTTTTTTATTTTTCATTTCATATCAAAGTTTCTTTATTATTTATTATTGAGTGGTCCAAGAGATGGTTATATAACCACCAGGTCCAACAGTTATTGGATAGACGGTTGATGCCGCAACCTGAACTGGATATGATGATGCAGGAGTTGCACTCAATCCTGCCGATCCTGGGTTTGATGAACCAGATGATCCTGGAAATCCTGAAGTTCCTGCTGTCGCTCCAGAACCAGGATTTCCTGAAGCTCCTGTGGTTCCTGGTGTTCCAAATCCACCAAATCCACCAGCACCACCTCCGCCACCGCCTCCAGCATAACGAGAACCAGGATTTCCTGGAGATCCGCCATATCCACCAGATCCACCCCATGTTGCTTGCGTAACGGGAAATGGATATCCACTACCGGGCGTCGGATTAGTCCCACCATCACCACCAGAAGGAAGAGATGGAGATCCTGGAGATCCAGCAACGCCAGAAAATCCTCCTGGGTTTCCTCCAAGACCACCCCCTCCACCTGCGCCACCAGTTCCAGGATTTCCACTTGGAGCTGGACTATTACCTCCACCACCTCCACCAGAACCACTACCACCACCATTACCCCCTACTCCAGGATTTCCAGTTCCTCCTACAGATCCTGGATTTCCCGCATTTCCTCCTGTTCCAGCATTTCCTCCGGTTCCTGGGTTTCCAGTGCCACCAGTACCACCAGCTCCACCTGGGAAAACAATCCCCAAGGCAGAGGAAAATGCTCCTATATTTCCATTTGCTCCAGGACTTCCTGCACCTCCTGGATTGGAAAAACCAGGACTTCCTGCACTTCCGGCAGTTCCTGGATTACCTGCAGATCCTGGATTACCAGATCCTGCATTTCCAGTATTTCCAGCAAATCCAGGATTTGCTGGTGTTGAAACAGCATTAGCTGCTGCTCCACCAGTTCCCGCAGAAAATGGGATTATTACTGTTGCGGCATTCGATCCGGGAACGCCTAGCAGAGTTGGGTTTCCCGATCTTCCCATAGCACCACCACCTCCTCCACCACCTCCATTACCATGGTTTCCTGGATTTCCTGTACCACCAGCTCCACCAGATCCTCCAGAACCATTAGTTCCCGGAGTTCCCGGGTTTCCATCTCCAGCAGATCCTGCAACTCCTGCTTCTCCTGGATTGCCGGCAGCACCTTGTCCCGATACTGTAACTGAATAAATTCTTGCAGGAGAAGTCCAGTTTCCGGGAGCATTAAAAGTTACTGATCCTTGCGGAAACATTGGTCCTTTTCGGATTCTGTTATGAATAAAAGACATAACTTTACCTTAACTTAGGTTGGATAATTGAATAGTGTTAGATTTCCATACCAAGATGTTCCATTATCATAAGTAAAAAATGTATATACGTCAGATTTACTTGCAGCAGTTGTTCTTGTTGGAATTATATTATTTGGCCATTTTACAGATACAGGCCAAGTAATAGATCTATTGGGAGTTGCATCATTTGTTAGGAATAAAGTAAATGAAACTGCACCTGTAGAGATACCTGTGTTGAAAGTAAATGTACAGTCATCAGTAAGGGTTGCAGTTACAAAGTTTCCATTGACTAGATTTATTGTTGTTGATACTCCAGTGTTACCTAAGTTATAAACTCTTTCAGAGTAATTTTCAAGTTCTACATTCCTTAGTCTGCCACTAAAGGCATCAAAGGTTGATGCGGTTACAATGCCAGTTGTGTTAATACTTGTATCTGATGATATGCCAGCATTTAAAATATAAATTTTTCCACCCATTGATGCATGGGAAGTACATTGATAATATAAAATATCTGGAGCATTAAAATTAACGTTCCAAGTTAATGTGCCATTCGTTACATCATTGTTGGTGATTCCAGTATTGTACTGAGTACCAACAGATCCATTTGGAGTGCTTTGAATTCTAAATGGGTGTATACCCATTGTATTTGTAAATCTATACTGTTGACCTCTTATTAAGAATAAAGTTGGGTCATTGGTTGCCGTAGTAAATCCAGGGCCAGTGAAAGTATAATCAGTTGACCCATTAGCACCAAGAATCCATTCTGAAGTATATGTTGAAATTCCTGCAGTGCTTGCATAAGTCGATACACCAGCAGTGTTTACATAAGAACTGCCAGTTACAGTTACCAATCCCGCAGAAATTGGAGATACACTTAAATTTTCACCAAAATTAATTGTTCCTGCTGTTCCTACAGTAACATTACCATCAAGTATAATTATTCCAGATCCAGAACCAACAATACCAGTGAGTCCTGATCCATCTCCAATAAAACTTGTTGCAGTAACAACACCAACAGATAGATTATTAACTGGAGTTATACTTGTTACAAATCCCGCAAGATTGGATGCTCTAGACATTTTTTATGGCTATTTTTAGGTATTTATGATAATTTTAAAAATTTGGTTTAATTGGCCAAATTATATTATGCGGGAATCCTTCTTGTTCTGTAATATCTCTAAGTGCTTGACGATACTCTTTAAATCCTGCAGAAAGATTTGTGTCAGTCTCTTTTGCTTTTATAACAACCCAATCTGTTTCTTGTAGGAGTCTATCTCTTTGAGATCTAACGGAAGAAACTTTATTATTTAAGATTTGTTGTTGTTCTTCAGCAGAAAGAGGTTCGATAACCCAAACTTGTTCCCAAACATCATCTTTTAATGATGGTGTTCCTTCAATAACTCTTTCAGCATCTGGATTATAACTAGGGACTTCCGTAGAAACTACCTCAACAACACCATAATCTGTAAGATCAAACTCCGAAAATCGAGAAGGAAAAGAAGTATTTGGATATTCTTTTTTTAAGTCGCCTAATCCGATGGGATACTTAGCAACAGAATTATTTTTAATTAGAGCGTACATTTTTTTAACCTATTAGAATTGGTAGATATTATTAAAGGCGGATGATGTGGAAAAAGTTCCAAATTGTGATCCAATTGTTGGGGATGTATAAGTTGGTTGACTCTCAGAATAAGAAGACCATGATGCAGATGGAAGAACATCACTAGTAAGACTAGCAGTTACTGTTTGGAAAGTTGCAGGACCATAAGTTCCATTGGGTATTGATGTAACATCTAAAGGTAATTTTAAAAGAGCATTTCTAGTACTAATATAAATTGATGATCCAAAAATCCTGAACGCTCTTGGATTTAGTTGAAATGTAATATCTGAACCAAAAATGTTCACGCACCACTGAGGAGTGCCAGAAGAGTTTAATTTAAACAAATAAGATCCTGTCTGAATATAAACATTTCCTTCACTATCAAAATCAATACCAATGACTGAGCTTGGATAAACACCAAGTCCTAATGAATACTTATAATAATACCATAGCAAAGATCCGGCGGAGTTGAGTTTATATATTAAAGCACCATAAGAAGAAATAGAATACCCTCCTCCCCAATACATATTCCCTGAACTATCTACAGCAGTTGATTGTGCGTAATGGTCAGTAGCACCAGAAGTTTTATATGATGATACTAGAGATCCATTAGAAGAATCGAATACAAGTAAATTGGCATCTCCTGGGGTGCTAGGAGTATTGCTTGGAAGAATAATATTACCGTCAGTTCTTCTCGCAATGTAACCAACACCACCTTGTGCAACTCCCCATCGAAGATTTAGATTACTATCGATAGAGTATAGACCACCATAAGAGTTTCCAGAACTATCAGTAATATATCCACCACCTAATCCAGAGATTCTAGATCCTTCTGTAAAATCTGTTCCCCTTCTTGTTCTCCAGTCTCCATTTGTGAAGATATAATCTCCCCCACTTGGAAGTTGAGTTACAAATGCACCTGCTATAGAGACGGTTGGATAATCACTACAGACGAGGTTGTTGAGAATATCACCTTTTCTATTTAATTTCCAATGCCAAGGATACCATATTGATGCCGATCCTGAATATATCCAACCACTACCAACTATATTTCCATCATTATCAAGTAAAAGACCTCCAGGAAATCTATTTGTGGCAAAATTGGAATATCTAATCCAGTATTCTTCACCACTACTCGATGAAGCCAATAAAATTTTTTGGGAAAGGGGATCCATAATCTACCTCAGTTTACATAATCAACAAGTGCTCCACCGCGCCAGCGACTTCCTCCGTCGTCTGTAACAAATACAAACAAATGTGTTTTTCCAGTAGTTAAAGTTGGCGTACTGTCTGTGGGCCATTTAACTTCGCTTGGCCAAGTAACTGATCCACTGGTGTGTGTTAATTCTAAAGTGAAACTATAAGCACGGGAAGAAGGAACATTACTGAAAGTGAATATACTATTTGAGCTTATTGTTTTGGTAAAATAATTACCAGTACTGCAGTTAATATCCAGTGCTCCTACAGCATTAATAGATTGAACATATTGTCCCGAAAGATCTATTTTTGAAGAGTTGACTGTTCCTACTGATATATTTGGTGTTCCGGTAAGTCCTTGTGAAGAAGTAGATACACCAGCAGTTGATGCATAAGTGGCAACACCTGCAGTTGATGCAGTACCAGTTAAATTTCCTACAAATCCTCCAGTAGAAGTTGTTACTCCAACTACATTTAATCCACCGCTTGTAATTCTTATTCCAGATCTTGCGGTAACCAATCCAATAGAATCAATATTGGTCACATCCTCATAAGTTAATGTGCCACCAATTGTTACATTCCCTGAAAATGTAGCTGCAGTACCTGTAATATTATTAACAGTTATATTTGGATTGCCAGTTAATCCCTGCGAAAGTGATGATGTTCCAGTTAAACTTCCTACAAATCCACCAGTCGCAGTTAGTATGCCAGATACTACAGCATTTGTACTTACATTTAATCTTCCAGTCGTCGTAATTCCAATAACATTTAGATTATCTAAGTTAGATGATGATTGAACTAAAGAAGTTATCTGATATGCAACTGCTTCAATTTCATCATTAACAGTTGCTACTTCTGATAAGAAAAAGTTTGTTCCACTAGTACCAACGAAATCCGTTTCATAAACTAATCTGACACCATTACGATAAACATCTAAGTTACCTGGAGTATACCCCTCTACAATATCAAAAGGTCCTGTTGTACCAGCCCCAGTGTAATTTTTGCGAATATAAAGGTTTCCATCATTTGCATATGCAATAGGAATTGCAGATCCTAATAAAATACCAGAGAACGAAAGTCCTGGTTCTGGTGCAGTTGAAAATGAGATGCTAGAGTCTGATACTGAATAGTCATCAGATGGATCTTGAATAACGCCACCTACATTGATAATTAGAGATTGTGGTGTTGGTGGATAAACAAGATTTCCAGAACTGGTTAGTGTAAATGAAGTTGTAATACCATTAAAAGAACCAGAAATATCATCAAGAATTTTAATATTGCTTGAACTGGCACCGGTATAACTTTTCCATACCGTTCCATCCCATTCATAACTAAAATTTGAAGTAGAATCTACGTAGACATAACCTATTGTAGGGTTATCTGGAAAATTAAGTGCCACAGATCTTCTATTACTCTTCTATTGTTTCTATTTATAAATTCAGAGGAGAATCTTTATTATGGAGTTAAATATCGGATAGCAAAAATTCCTGGACCTCCAGCACCTGCTTGACCACCATATTGATCAGCTTCATATCCAGCTCCTCCACCACCTCCGCCAGTTCCTGGAGTTCCTGATGCACCATTTGCTCCACTTGAATTGCCACTGTTAGTACCATTTCCGCCTGCACCGCCACCACCGAGGCCACCAGAACCTCCAGGTTGGCCACCATTTCTTGCGCCGCCACCACCGCCGCCTGCATAATAAGAACCATCAACCCAAGCAGCACCAATTCCTCCGGGACCTCCATTTAGACTTTGAACTCCATTACCACCTACAGCACCTTTACCACCACCGCCTCCAGCAGCTGCAGATGCACCCCCGCCGCCATTATTTCCCTCACCGGAAACACCAGTACCATAAGTTGAAACTGCTCCAAAACTACCACCACCTCCAGATCCACCATTAGCACTGGATAGTGACTCGGCAATACCTAATCCTACTCCACCCCCTGTTACAGAAACAAGAGTCCCATCCGGTAAAGTCGCAGATGATGGGGATCCATTAGATGATGAGTTTAAACTGTATTTATTTGCAGCTGTACCACCACTTCCAATAGTGAATGATCTTGTTCCAGGAGAAGCACTGCTAACTGTTCCTGTTTTCATACCACCAGCACCGCCACCCCCTGATCCTCCGTTGCTATATCCATTTCCACCAGCGCCGCCACCAGCAACCAATAACCAATCAAAAGAATAACCTGTTGTATTTCCCGTAATTGTATAGGAACTTGTATTGTAGAAATAATGATATGTGTAAGATCCTGATGTAACTTTAGTTCCTCCTGTTACAGTAAATGCAGGAGTTGAAGTATCATTAATTGTTACTGTGGAACTTGTTGCAACAATAGGTCCAGAGGTAGATCCTGTTCTAATTTCTAATTGAAAACTTTCAGAACCTTCTGATGTAACATCATTACTTAAAGTTCTTGTAATTGTTCCAGAACCAGACGTAATTGTAAAGGAACCTGAAGTTACAGAATCATTAAAGTCTGATGAATTAACAGATCCAGAAACTGCACTTGTGGTCCAATATAAAGTAGTGCCATTTGGTACATTAACCGTATTGACAGTAAATGTTACACTAGAACCTTCATTAACCGAACTTGTTGATGGTGATACAAAATATGCTGGCTCTGGGACAGAATTAAATGCAATTGATCCTGGACTTGTAAATATAAAAACTCTATGAGTTGGAGATGCATTAGTAGTATATCCCGACCCAGAATATCCAAAATTGATTGGTGCTCTTAGCATCACAATTCCAGCATAACCAGTACTACCAGTGGAAGATGGAGTTCCTCCACCTTGCCCACCGGCACCATAAGTATTTCCTGCAATACCTGGAGATCCTGGAAAAGCTCTTGAATATCCAGGAGCTCCACCACCACCTCCACCACCTCCAGCAAACCAACGTCCTGGTGCAGGTCCAGAAACTCCATAACTAGCAGGTATTTCTGGCCAATCTACAGGAGCTCCATTGCCACCATTTCCTGATGGAGGAGTAGGACCTGTTCCTGATAAGTGATCGCCTCCAGCAGATCCAGCTCCGCCACCGCCACCCATACCATAAGCATTTCCTGTACCACCGGGATAACCTTCTGTTCTTGCAAAAGGACCTCCAAGAGGTGCAGGTGTTGTTGGATTTATTCCATATCCACCTATACCTTGAGATCCACCACCACCAGATCCTCCCGGAAATGCAGTGCTCCAATATCCAGTTCCACCACCACCACCTGTAGCAGTTATGGGTCCAAAACTAGAAGGTTGCCCAGGAGTTCCATAATAATAAAGAGCAACAGCTGGATTTCCATCTGGATTACTATATGCATAACTACCTGCTCCCCCAACCGTAACGGGATAAGAAGTGCCCATGGAAATACTTAAAGTTCCTACTCTGAAACCTCCTGCTCCTCCTCCACCACCAAGCTCTCCAGCGCCCCCGCCGCCGCCAGCAATAACAGCGTATTCTATATTAGTAAGTTTTCTAATAATATTTGATATTACCGTCAAATCTTTTCCAGCAATTCTTGATAATAGAGGTGCCATAAATTATCTAAATCCTCCATTTACAGTGCCAAGAACATCATAATTTGCTGTTGTACTTGCAGATCCAATAGTATTAATACCAACAAAGTTGTATATGTCATATCCAGAACTGGTGGTTACGCCTGCAATTGCATTTGCAAATGATCCACCAACCCATTTGATGGATTTACTGACACCATTCAATGTAATTGAAGTGCAGCTTCTTGCAGTTCCTGCTTGAATAACAATCACACTGAAAGAAATAGTATGGTTATCAAAAGAACTGTCAGTAGGAATATTTGTCACATTGAGAACAATATCTCCAGATGGGTTTGTACATAATCCAATGTTAGCTCCACTAGATGTATATCCAATGCTAACAGTATTGCCATTAATTCTAACTAGTTTTTCTGCAACGGATAAAAATCTAGTTTCATTTGAAGTTGTAACTCCAGAAACATTTACTTGTTTTGCAAACAAAGTAGTTCCTGTAACAGTTGTAATGCCCGCAAAAGTTGAAACTCCTGATACAGTTAATCCACCAACATTAATATTAACTGATCCACCATTAACATTAATGCCACCAGAAGTAACAACAATTCCATTTCTTGCTGTAACTAATCCAATCGAATCAATATTCGTGACATCTTCATAGGTCAATGTACCACCGATTGTTACATTTCCACCAAAAGATGCATTTGTTGCACTTAACGTTGTAATTGTAGCAACACCGGCATTAACTTGTCCATTAAAAGTAGTTGCAGTAACAATACCAGAACTAATAGTTACTCCATTAATTTGATTGGTATTTCCATTTAGAGTTAAACTGCTGGACCCAACTGTTAAAATTCCAGTAATTCTAGCATCACCTTCAACTATTAATGCAGTGTTTCCAATTCCAGATTTAAGTACTCCACCTGGTCCAGTGACGGTTAATTTTGATAGTGAAAGTTCATCAATATCAACAATTCCAATGTTGAATGGTGCAGCATCTACCCAAACAGCAGTGGAACCAATTCCTAAAGCAACTTCATCATAGTATACAAATATTCTTCCATAATCAATATGATAGAATAAGTCACCATTACCAGCAAAAGTTGTTGGGAAGATAGTACCAATTCCAATTGTACCAGATCCACCACCTTCAAAGAAGATTGTAGCAATACCAACATTAGAATTATAGAATGCAGTAGATACTCCTGCACCCTTTAGATCTAAGAAAGTAATACCATAACCAACTATACCACCGGTAGTTCCAATTCCTATACCAGTGCTTGCATTATTTGTAATGTTTAAGAATCTTCCGTCACCATAATAAGTTACGATTCCAGAAGTCGCAGTTACAATGCCAGAGGAAATTTGAACTGTGCCAAGAGTAGAAACACCAGTAACTCTAAGATTTTGAGATGTAGTAAGTCCAGTTACTCCTAGGGTCGAAAGAGTAGAGACACCAGTAACTCTAAGATTTTGGGTTGTGGTGAGGCCAGTTACTCCTAAAGTTGAGAGTGTTGATACTCCACTAACCTGGAGATTATTTGTAATATTTACTTGATTATTAAATGTTGATATTCCTGATGCTGATACATTACCTGATATGGTAACTGAATTTGAAAATGTAGATAATCCAGTTACTGATAATGATCCACCTAATGTTGTGGTATTTGCAACATTTAATGCGTTTATATTTGCGCTGTTACCAGTTAGATCGTCCGATCTAAGTGTGCCGGTAATATATACATCCCCACGGGCAAAAATTGCAGTTTTTCCAGTAGAAACTGGAGAGCGAACATCTAAGAGAAATGCTGGAGTTACTGTTCCAATACCAATAGAACCACCAATACCAGTAAGGGTGGTTCCATTAGCACCAATATTGAATTCTGTTAGAACTGTACTAACACCTACAACATATAAATCTGTTGCTCCAATACCACCAGCAACATCTAATGTATATCTTGGATTTAGAGATGAGATGCCAACCTTCTTTGCAGTTGCATCGGCAAGAATGAGGTTTTCATTTACCTCAAGTCCGTTCTTTACTACAAAATTCTTATCGACTGCCACGGTTCACTATCCCCGTTATTTTTTACTATTTATGTAAGAATTATCTTCTTGCAGGTCTAATACCAAGAGCTTGTGCTGCTGGGCCCACGGTTGCACCTGTAGAATTGACCCATGCTTGAATTGAAGAAAGAGTGTATCCGCCACTTACGGCACGATCAACCGCACTTGCTCCTAGAACAGCACTAGTTCCTCCACCATATATTTGACTTTGGCTATATCCTGCATTTTGATTAAAACCTCCCGCAACACCTTGATATACTGGTGCAACAAGTTTGTTATGAGATAACAATCCACAGCAAACGTATGTGTGTGCCTCATCAACAGCAAGTTGAACCACCTGACCACTTTCAATTTTTTCAGATGAAATTAATTTATAGTTTTCAACAGTATCACCTATATTCATTTCTAAGGAACTTATCCATCCAGAATCATTTGAATAAAATTGATGAGAATCTGAACAAATGATTTCTTTGTATGAATCATCTTCAGTTGAAGCAAAAATCATTTTTAGTTTCTTCTCATGAAGAATACTCTTCTGGATAACCTTATAAGTTCCCCATTCAAGAGTGTGTTCATGTTGGGTTAAAATTTCATCACCAATTTCAATATCACCTGCTTTCTTTTCTGAACCATCTGCCATCAGGATTGGCATTTCTGGATCTGGGCAACTACCTTTACCGACTAAGTTGTGAGATAATAATTTGTTTGAGATATATGCATGAGCCCTATCAATTTCAATGCCAACAACTTCGCCTCTTTCATGTTCTACAATCTCTTTTAAAACAAATCCAGAAACGATGTCACCTATTGACATATCACTAACACGTTTCCAACCTTGACCATCAACATATAATTTATGGCTATATGAACAGATAAGATTGGTCTCATCAAAAATAAGATTTACTTTATCATCTTCTACAATTTTTACATCTAGAACTGGGTAATCGCCCCATTGTAAAGTACTTTCGTGTTTAGTTCTAACATAATCACCAACTTTAAGATCCCCCGCACGTTTTTGAGATCCATCAGACATTAAAATTAAAGTATCGGGATCTGGGCAACTTGATTGAGATACTACAGGTGAAGATTCTGATACATATGAATACGTTGGTGGTGGGGGTGGTGGTGGGGGTGGAACGTAAATCTTAAAGTTTATTGTGGATTTTTGTGAATTATTTTCGCCCTGAGTCGATGCTAATTGTGTAATAGAACTGTCAATATATCCACTACCACCACCGCCTCCACCTTCACCACCACCACTTCCACCTACGGCACCATTGCCTCCATTACCTCCAACAGAAGTAGCTCTGCCTTCAGTCGCTGTTATAGTATATCCTGGTTTAAATCCTCTGTTAATGAATGCACTTCTTGATATTAAAGATTCTGTAGTGTTATAAAATTGCGTTACTCCGTTGATTTCACATGGAGTTTTACCTTGTTTAGTCCAGTAAGAACCTTTTGTGCATGATATTGCTCTTCCCCCAGAAGGTATTGCTGCCTTACTATCTCCAGGAAGAATATTTTGTGCTAAAACTGAGGAGTTTGAACCAAAAATTCCAGTTGTTGTTAATTGGCCACTTGCAACATAAGATCCACCAGTTCCTGCATTTCTTCCCGATCCATTTGCACCTGCATTACTTACGCCACCACCAGCTCCGCCATTTCCTCCAGTACCGGCATCGCCACCTTTTCCAACTGCAGCAATTAATGAAGATCCCCTGTAGAGGAAAACACCACTATTATTTGATATTCCTAATGCAGTGTATTCATCATTTCTTCTCATTGTAAATCTAACTCTTGAATATCCTCCCGCACCACCTGAATATCCACTATTATCGTTACCTTTGCTTGCGCGAATTTCTACATCAATATCTAAATCATTTTCTGGAGCATAGAAGGTAACAATATTAAAATTTGGACCAAATGTACTATCAGTTAATTGAAAACTTGCACCATTCTCTAAATTTACTTGTCTTCTTACATAGTTATTCTGTGGATCAAATCCCTCAAATATTATGATACTTCTTGGGTTAATTGTAGATAAGGATACTGTATTTGAAAATACTGTCGTTGCATTTGGGTTACTGACAGCCGCTCTTAAATTCGTTGTAGTTGGTCCTCCTGCTCTTGAAACCAAGAATAATGCATTTCTTCTAGCTCCTTGAACAGTAAATGCAGAATCTGGCCCTTGATTTGCACCCTCACCAAAATCTTGAGCTGGCGAATTTATGTATTGCCACTGATATGAAAGGTCACCAAAACTTGGATCAGATAGAGTTGCGTCTACCGACAATGAAACGTTACTACCAATTGCAGCAGTAGTGGATTCTGGTTGAGAGGTGATTGTAATATATGGATAAACTAGTAATGTAGCAATATTTGAATTTAATACATCATTGATTGCATTTCCCGTTGATCTTGATGTGGATTGATTAACTTCGGAACCAGCAGGTTGTGCATATGCAGATGGTTCATAATCTACAGTAAGATAAAAATTAGTTCTACTGGTGGTTGGACTAACCGCATTAGAAACTGTAAGAGTTGTTGTTCCAGTTCCACTGATTGTTGCACCACGAAAACTTCCGTCACTTAGAGCTCCATGCCCTTCAGCATACCATCTGTATCTTAATGTTCCCGTATTTGTTGCAGTATTTGCTGGAGTTTGTGTGGGAAATGATGCCGTTGCAATTCCAACAAAAGTTGTGGATCCGTTGTGATCTACATTTGCCGATTGTGGTTGTTGTATGAAAGATAGAATAGGACCATTGAGATCCAGAGTAGTTTGTTTATTAATCATTTTTGATTAATTTGTAAAGTTTTGTCCGATAACAGTTCCATACCAATTAGATCCACCGTCAAAAGTCTTGAACGAATAAATGTCAGTTCGATTTGCTGTTGGTGTAATGATTGGGATGACACCACCACCTGGCCAATAAACGGGAATTGAAGCACCTCCGGAAGTTTTGAAGTCATCGATGTCAACTACTCTTCCACCAGTTCCATCTTGAGTTATTCTAATAGTAAATGAACTTGCTTCAGATGGAGTATTTGTAATAGTGAAGTAACTTACATTATCATTTAGGGTTAAGTTGAAGTTTTGTGCTCTAGAGAGATCAACTGAAACTGCATTTCCACTAATAGAAAGTGATTCTACAGCCTCACGGAGAGTCTTAATTCTTATCGTACCTTCAACATCAAGTTTTGCTCTAGGTACGGTTGTTCCAACTCCAACATTTAAACCATTTGTTGTAATAGTTGCTCCAGATGCTCCAACTACGAGAGTTGAAGTCGTAACAATTCCTGCATTAATTCTACCAGTTCCACCTGATAGATCAAAAGATGATGCAGTAAGAATTCCTGTCACCGTTACATCATTAGCACTTAGGAATCCATCAAATCTTGCACTATTATTTACCCAAAGTGAAGTACCACCAACACCAATAGATCCAATTTCAAGTGAGAATCTTGGGACAGATGTGCCAATTCCAACATTATTTAAACTCGTATTATAAATTCCACCACCAATAACTGTCCATCCAGTTGAACTTGCATTTAAGTTTGTAAGTCCATTACCATCTCCTATGTAGGAGACTGCATAGCAAGTTCCTGCAATATTTGTGTTTCCATTAACATTCAGTTTATAAGAACTTGCAGTCGTACCAATTCCAACTCCACCATTTCCATCAACACTAACCTGAGTTGTTCCTGAACCAACAAGAAGTTTTGCTTGTCCTGGAGTGCTTGTAGAAATACCAATCTGATCAAAGATGCCAATATTGCTATTTTTGGAGATACTGATATTTCCAAAGCGATACCACTCATTATCTAATGTATAAATCCAACCAACATAACCACCTGATGATGGGTTTGCATAGTAAACAACATCTCCTGGGTTTCCTGCTAGTGATGGTGTGGCAATACCAACGGTATACTTTCTGGAAACTGTTGCATCACCCTGAAGCAGAATCGAATTTGATTCAATTCCTTTATTCGATGTTGAAGTAATCTTATTACTGAAGATTACTGGTCCAGAAAATTCTGATGTTGCCTTACCGTCAGATCCACCTTCTACACGAATCAATCTATTGAAAACACCTTCAATAGGGTTGATAACATTTAATCCTGGAAGATTTCCAATATCTTCACCAGTTACAGTTTGAATTGGAGTATCAAAAATTTCTTCCTGGCCAGTGACTGTACTTAACTTTTTATTGCCAGAGTATGAAATGCCCTTGTCATTCATACCTGTGTAGAAGTTAATTCCTCCATCTTTTCTTGTTGACTGTGCAAGAAGTTCTTCTTGTGCAGAAATTTGACGATCCTGCTTATCTGGGAATGCAGTTGAGTAGTTACCAGGGCCAAAACCAACATATTCAAATGTATGTCCCGATGCACGAGAGATGGAGTGTCTTCTTAGCTCAATTGGATTAACTTTTATTTTTCTTACAACGGAGTTAATTGCATGATTAACTGCCTTTGTTCCAAGAACACCACGGAAAACATAAACGGGATTTGATGGCCCAGTTATACTACTTGATGATGTTGTCGTTTTAACTCTTACAATCTCATCATCAATCATGAAATAATCACCAATATTAACATCTAGATTTGAAATTCCTTGTAGATTAATTTCATCGATGATTGGGTCTGGAATTAAAGCAGATAGTGTTGTTGTAATGCCTGCATACGCAGGAATCATTCTTCCGTTTAGATTTTCATTATCTACAGTAATGACTCCACCATTTGAGGTAACTCCTCCACGATATGCATAGATTGTGCCAGTTGCAGTAGGTGAGTTTGTGCTAATTCCAATATTAACAGAGAATGATGTAAGTCCTTGAACCTCAGTGACTACAAAATCGCCACTATAAATTCCCTGATCAGCTCCGACAAATTTTACTTTACTGTCAACTTTTAGACCATGACGATTAATGGTCGTAATGTTTGCAATTCCAGTTAAATTATTATAAGAAATAGTATCAACTAGAATAGATTCTCCTGTAATAGAGAAAAATGCATTTTGTGTTTGAGTCGCACCTACACCAGTTGAAGGTGCAGATTGGAATGGATTTGTGGAGGTTACTTTAAATTGAGTTGGATTGCCAATTGAAACCTCAGTTATTCTATAGAGATTATTGTATTCTTGATAAGATGAAGAGGAAACTCCGGAAACTCTAACAACATCACCAACGTTGTTATAGATACCAGTTACAGTTACAACTGCTTGAGAATATCCTGCTGTTGTTGCTACTCCAACGATAGCAAGAGTATTTCCAATTCCATATGCGCTACCACCATCCATAATCTTAATGTCAGTGATATTACCTAACGCATTGGTGGAAATCTTTGCAGTAGCATTAGATCCAGTAACGGATCCTGCAAATCCAACAAGGTTGGCATTGTAAATGGTTGATGGAGTACCAGATCCATATCCAATACCGCTATTAGCAATACTGACTTTTACAAGTCTATTCAGACCATGCTCAATCGAAGTATGAATAGTATGAGTTGCTCCTACAGAAACTACATCAGTAAGGCCAACTCCAATGTTAGTATCAATTAGGACTTTATTGATAGTTTCTTTTGTGATACTATTCTGAACATCGTTAACAAAAACTTCACCAATTAGTTGTGATGATGCAAAAGATCTAGATGCATCTGGATCTGATTTTGGATTATCACGATTGATTTGTGGATAAAGTTCTTTAACTGGTTGAGAGAATTTTTCTTCTGTGAATGGTGCAATCGTTGGAGAGTTTGAAGCATTCAGAATAGTCAGGTAATAGATACCATCCTGCTCACCCGAAACATATTTTTGAGCTTCTTGTGTTCTGTAGACATAATATGTGTTTTTGTATCTCTTTCTTTCGAAATATGGAAGTGAAGTACCTCTAGATGAAGTATCATTTGTAAAGGTTCCTGGATTTGTTGAAAGTCCTACAGTAAATTGCTTTGAACTGCTAATTCCAACAACATTATAAACTCTATTGAATCCACTATTTCTTGCACCAGTCGTATTTAAAGTACTCTTTATGTTGAATAACTCAACTTGAGACCCAACAGAAAGATTATGTGGAAGTTCAGTTATGATACTTGCGTTAGTTCCGTCCCAAGTTGCACCTGCAATAAGTCTGAAGTTTCTTTGCTCATTGACATTTGATAGAGACCCTGAACCAAAGTAAGTTTGAACTTCAGCAGTTGTAATTCCAATAGATGAGTTAGATTCTTGTACAATGAATCCATCACTAGGAGGTCTTGCATTAATACCAGAATTTGAAGGTAGAACATATCTAACTCTGTACAGAGTATCGATAGCATTTCTATTGTCTTGAAGTCTGGTAATGTATGTTCTTGGTGTTGCGGATCCAAGTGCTGTTGAACCAAGACCAACAATAGTTGGATAGATTGTATTATCTGTAGCCGCAGTAGAAACTTTAATATACCACTGCCCTGCAGTTTCATCATATTGAATTGGGTGGCCAACATCACCAGAGTTCTTATCAGAGACTCTACTTACAATACTTAAGACTCCACCTTTGTTATTAATGTTTAGTTCAGTTGCATTTACCGCATCATTCTGAGTTTTTGCAATCTTGATTTCAGTCGTAGTGGTTAAACCGCTGCTTGGGTTTCCACTTGTAATTGCATAATAAACTGTATTTGGAATAATACCATCTGGAAGTTGTCCTGTATCACTTAAAATGCGAATAGATTCGCCATTAAAGAGTGTATGATTTTCTCTAAGTGTAAGGGTGTTATTTGTTATACTATTAATACCTACACTGCTTCTATTAACCTGGAATCTCTTCTCACTGCTTGATTGAGATCCTGGCATAACAATTCTTGATCTGTATTCAGTAACAGATCCTGCATAAGAAACTAATACTCCCAGAGTATCATTTTGTCTGGCACCTATTCTATAACCTTCAATAACATTTTCTGGTGGAACGTCAGCATTTGTTTCATTGTATAGGTAGAGATTACCTGTTGATCCAACACCAGTAACTGATGATGTTTTTAGAACATCAATTGAATTGAATTCAATCGCAGTTTCTGTACGTGAAAGTTCTTTTGGTGGAATAATATGAGTAATATAACCAATATCATCCTGAGGGAATGCTGCACTTCTAAATCCAGATGCAACAAGAGCTTTTGCACCAAAGTTTGAGTTGGAGTTGGTGATAGACATATCACCACCATTTTCTGTTACAAAGTGCTCTGCATATCCAATAGCAAAGATGGAAACGTTCTGAACAAATGCATCATTTGTTACTTTAATATGGAAGTTTCTGTATTCTGGTTTGAAAACAGCTCTGGAATTATTGCTAATTGTTTCATTTCCAGGAACAGAAGCATCATCATATACGCCACTATTCTCATTGAAAATTACAAATGCATTATCATCCTTTTGAAGTCCAATTCCAGTGAATTGTGCAACAACCATGGATTTAAATCCAGATGCTTTAAAACCATCAGCAAGAACTCCACACATTCCATATACTGAACGTAGAGAGATGTTGAAAATGTAAGGAGATGCTGAAGTTACAGTATCTGAAGATAGTGATAGAGTTGCTCCAGTTACGGATGGGAGAGGATTTGCTGGTGCATTTTGGACTCTATATGAAACTTGAGTATCACTTATTTTTTCAGTAACAACAAACTGACCATCATAACCAACTGCAGTAATACCTTGAATTCTGAATGGGGTATCTACATCTAATCCTGGTACTGGAGTTGCTGTAGTTACAGTAACTGTTGCATTGGAAGTGATTCCATCTCCAGATCTAATGCTGGTAATTCCTACAGCCTCTCCTGTAGATCCTACAATGCGATATTCATCAATTTTTGGTTCAATATCAAGTGCAGCAGATGGATAATCAGGTTCGATTGGACGACCAGAAGATTGACCGTATGCAAGACCAACTTTTTCATAATACATATCCAGATCAGTACGATCTGTAGAATATGTTTGGAAAGTATCGTTGATATTTACACCATTTACACCATCTGCATATTCAAAGCAAGTTAACTTATGGTGAGAGAAATTGGGAACAAATAGGTTAGATGTATAATCAATAAAGCACTGACCATTTGGATCAGCATCAAACATTGAGAACTGCCAGAAGTAGCAACCACCAGTTACTCTGAAAATTGCAGATCTTTCAATATTATCATTCGTTGGATTTGGTACATACTTTGGTCTGATTTTAGTCTTTCTTAGATCTAGACCAACAATTGAAGTACCTCTTGGAATGATAACTCCACCATGGATACTGTTTAATTTGTAGAGTTCGTTTTCTGGTGTTGATAGATCAAAGTTTGAAGTTAAATCAAACTGACTAAAATCATTTGAAGTAGTTCCATCCCTTAGTCTAAAATTATTAGATCCATCAGGAATCCATCCAGGTCTATTGTCTACAATATGATCTCCGGGATAGACAAGAATTGTTGTCTTACCAAATCTGTCATTATTAAGACCTCTTTGATATGAGAATCTCGCAGACTCAATAAGAGCTCTCTGGATAGTTTTAAATGGACGAGTCAGAGAATTTCCTTGATTCTCTATACTATCCGTAGCATCTAAATCGTTTGGGTTTACATAGAGAATAGTTCCTCTAACCGACTTCAGAAAATTGTCTAAACGAGAGAGACCCATCTTATTAATACTTATAGTTTCCGTTATAAGTTATTTATCATACGAAAAAAGGGCAGACCATTTCTGGCTGCCCTTTTCGCACTTCCTTCACACCTTATTATCATACCATGATTCTTCTTTCCATGTCAAGCGTTTTTGAAGTTCCTTATCAAATACCATTAAGTATCTATGCTTTCTACTACGGTCTTTCCATTCACCTTCAGATCCTTTTATTTTTCCACGAGAGTGTTTAGTTCCGTCTGAATAATAGAAATCTTTTTTTCGATCCGTGAGACCGTAATACTTAAAGTTGCAAGCACGATAAGTTGTACCAGAATGGAAATCTGAATCAGCATAAGAAAGGATTGCTTTAACTTCAGTATCTTTCCGAAGTTGTCTAATCGCTCGTGACACAAACCAAGAAGTGATGTTATATTCGCATGACTGCGTACTAGGTTCGATGCAAAGTCTTGAGAGTTCAAAGAGTCCTTGTTGTTCGTTTCTTTCAAGTCCAAATGCTCCTTTAGCAACTTCAGGTACAGGTAATCCAGTAAAAATGCAAACACCTTTAACTCCACCAAGATTTAGTGGAGAAAACTCATTCTTTTCAAAAAGGCCATAGTTATATCCAGACTTAAACCCTTTTGAAAAGTCTTTTAGATAATGATATTGGAGTAAAATATCTTCTGCTTGTTTCTTAGTGACTTTATCAATATAGAAGTCAGACTTCATTCAGGTTGCTTACACTCTAGCATATATTCTACAGTATTTGCCACATCATTCATAGCATCTCTAAGAAAAGGTTGTTGACCAGATTCTTGCTTTATGATTGGTCTAGAATCATCAGTGAGAGTCCATCTCCACTGACTCATATCTTTACAATACCAGAGATTAATTTTCATGTTTGAAATGTTCGAGTCGTATCCAGTTGAGAAGTGCATTAAACTCTGCTCTTTTTTCTTCGCTAAAATCGATTCCTTTGCTGAATAGATAAAAGTCAATGGATTCGATAACGTTTTCACGGTCTTTTTGAGAAATTAATGACATTGGAGTTTTATAGAACTCAAGCCCCCGATCTGATTCGAACAGACGACCAACGGTTTACAAAACCGTTGCTCTACCACTGAGCTACAAGGGCATTAATCTGCAGGTAACATTTCTGGATTTTCCAGTTCCAATTCAAACATTAGAGGGTGGCATTGCTCATCAATTAGATAAAATGATGATCTGTATAGGTCCTCTGGCTCAAATCTTCTTTCGTTATCTGCTAAATGAATTATTTCCAGATCTTGCATGGCACAATCTGGAAGTTCATCAAAAGTAAAAGGAACTCCGCTTATAAAGTACATTAGAACAATTATAGTTCCTTTATTGTACCAACAATATGCGGTATCAATTCTGTACTTCATAGGATTAATTCCTACTTTTACTTATTTAGAGGGCGTTTATTTCCTCTAATACCCGTGGTCGGATTCGAACCGACACTGGAAGGATTTTAAGTCCTCTGTCTCTGCCGTTGGACTACACGGGCAAGAAAACTCAGAAGAAACTGAGTTGATTGTCAGATTTTACTACGTAAGTAGCAGGATGTAAACGACAGTATTCATTAAATGTAATCTTCATTTCTTTATTAGTAAGATTACAATTTTTAGCCGCAGTTGGAACATTCCATTTTGCGGCAAAGAGCATTTCCATTGATTGCCTTGTCTCTGGTCTCATAGAGGATTTGCGTAAGAGAGAGTGTCTTCGTCAACTGTTGCACGAACAAAGTCTAGCACATTCATGAACTCTTCTACCGTATCACATGACACTTGCTTTTCTGACCCCTCACTGGAATACAAATACACTGTACGCTTCAGAGGATCAACGACGCATCGTGTCAGGTACTCATCTTGCATTTGGTTCGTCCGTTGATTACCTAGGTATCATAGCACGATCAATTTGCTTTGTCAAGGTGTTGGCGAATTGTTTCTTGAATTAGATTTTTGACGTAATTATGCTCAAAATTAAATGAGTAACCTTCATTACCTCCAGGATAATCTTCATGAGAATTGCCTTCATATTCCACGACCAAATCATCATCAATTCTTCTTGCAATAATATGATAGTCGGCATTGATTGGGCCTCCCGCATTATTTCTTACAATAACTTGCTTTCCCCAGATAATTTCTTTTACAAATAACTCTTGCCAAGCCCCAATTGGAGTCAAATTAATTGTCATGTCTTCAGGATTTACAAGTCCTTCCCAAAAAGAAGGAAGATTAATAGCACCATCAGAAGGTACTTTTCCTCTACAATAAACAGCAATCTCCGGCCCTTCAATACAAACGTGGCGAAGTCTCCACCCCTTTTTATTTGGGTGGGGCATATCAAATGGAAGATTTTTCTTATTAGAAAGAACATGTGCTCCACCATTAGATGAAACACTTCCTTGAACATTTACACTCCCATCACCACTGAGTAAAGTATTTACTTGAAGATTATCAATCTGTGCGTTGCCATGATACCATGGAGGGCAAGCTTCCTCTGGATAATCATCATCTCCAGTAAGACTTTTCATAATATAATCATAACGTGTGGACTTTCTTACACCAGAAAATCCATCATCACAATTATTCTTTCTAGTATCTCTTGGTTCAAATTCTCCTGCAGCCATTTTAATTCTCCTTATTTAATATCGTAATGATACCCAGAAACAGAGTATTCGTCATTGTTTCCTGGATAATCTGCTGGACTTTCTCCTTCATATTCTGAGATAAGTCTTTCTCCATCAGCTCTTGTTGCAAAAATATGAAAATAGCAATCAATTGGCATATTGCCGTGCGATTGTAAATGAATTTTATTATCCGAAATTCTTTTTACGATCACATTTTGATGCGCTCCGATTGGGGTTAAATTAACCGTAATGGTAGTTGGATCAACTAATTTTTCCCAGTAAGATGGAAGAATTATTTCTTTTTTGCTAGTTATTCTTCCCCTATAATATACATCGTTAGATGGTCCCTCAGGGCAAGTGTGGCGAAGTCTCCATCCTTCTTTGGTTGGGTGTGGAATATCAAAATTCTTTTTAGCTGATAGAATATGACCACCACAACGAGACATAACTTCACCTTGTGCAATTATATTGCCACCTACACCAAGTTTACCATTAATGTCCATATTTTGAAAGATTGCAGCATTCCCAGAGACGCATAATGAGTATGGATTGCTGACTCCAGAACATAATGATCCAGGAACCACAGGTGGAACAGAATCTGGATCACTGTTTGCAAGTGGACCTATCATCACAGTTGCATATGCAGTTGCAAATTCCGTAGGACTTCCAAAAACTGCAGGGCCTTCTGCAAACATTGATCCATTAATTTTCTGATCACCTTCTTTAATAGCAGGAACAATACCTGTTCCTACCTTAAGTTGACCACCAACAACTACATCGTCTTGAGTAAATGCCATTAATTTTCCTCCTTAGGTTTGAGTTTTCTTTCTTTGGAAACTTTGTCCGCCAACTTTAGAATCTTTTTTAGCAACCGCATCAGTGACTCCACCAATTACGGAACCATATAATCTCAGTCTACTTTGTGCTACAACTTCTCCAACTCCAGTGCTAACAATATTAAAAGAACTTTTAGAATCAACTAAAAATTTTTTTGATTTAGAACTAATATTTTCCGTTGCTTCAAGTCTAATATTACCCTTACTTCCACCTTCACCGACAGCAATTAACTCGATGTCGGTTGCTTGCATCCTAATCTTACCTTTAGTTGCAACTATAAGAATATTACCATTCTTTGCATTTAACATCAAGCTATCTTGTGCTTCTTCATTAGCACTACCACATTCTACCTGGAAGTTCCCTGGGGAAGTTGATGTTGTCCATCCCTTTCTGGGACCATCCTCATCAAGTGAGAATTGATGAGTACCGTCTGGAGTTTGAAGAATAACCGATGCAGTTACGTCTGCTTGTTTGTGAATATGTCCGAATGATATTGATCCATGATCATTACCATATCTTAATGCAGTATAGTTTTGCTTTGCGGTATCAGTAGGATTTTTATTGTCAAAACGAGGATCGAATCCACCTTTTGCTTGAGGATCTCTTGAGAGTCTATCGTTTGCACTATTTCTAGCAATTGCCATTAAAGGAAAATTAATGATGTATTATCTATTTAACCACTCTAGATAAGATTATCTGGAGTATTTGGAAGATTGAGTCTTGGATTGTTGCTATTAACACTTGTACCCTGTCTCTGAATTGCAGATGGTGGGGTAGTGACTTGAGCATCGATGCTCTCTTGAAGAGTAGTGTAAACTTGTACAAGATCACCTGGTGTTTCATAGAATCCAGCATAACGAACTCCTTCCTTATAAAATACTGCACCATAATATGCACGACCATCAACATATCCAGTTTTTTCAAGACCAGCTAGATCAGTAACTTGAATTAATTTTGTAAGATCAGCAACTATTGGATCGCGTACAACTTCAAATTGGGGTATAAATGCAGCATTGACTCCTGTTGGTACAACGGGAACAGGATCATTTGGATCTGCTGGAGGAGTTACCATTCTAATTGTTGGATATTCAGTAAATCCAAGACCTGGGTTCAATACTTTTACATTTACAATTCTTCCAAAAGTATCGCATTCATAATCAAGTATTGCACCGTTATTTGGTGTTATTTCAATTCTATCTACTCCGCAGTTATAGTTAATACCTGGATTTGTTACAATTACATTTTTGAGACGTAATGAAACTGGATACGTTGGTATTACTTCTGGAGGAAGATCATTTTGTGGAACTAGATATCCATTTCCTGGATCATCGACAATAACTTCAGTTACAACACCCTTACCTCTAATTCTCTTAGGACATGGTGGAGGAATTAAGATGGCTGAAATTGCTACAGGGTTTTGAGTCCAAGATTTACTTACTCCAGTTCCCACAGAAACTTTTTTTGTAATTTCTAAAGAAAAGTAAACAGGATTTTGAGCGAAACTAGTAGAAGCAACCCTAATGTTTGATAACTCAACTTGAAGTGTTTTCTTTCCCTTTGTTGTATTATAATAAAATGATTTAAGTCCCTCTGCAATTTTTACAGTATTTAAAACAACACCATCAATTTTTATAACAAGAACATCGTCAACCTTTGCTTTTATTTCATATTGACCATCTTCAAAAAAGTCAACATTACTCCATGTCATAGTCCAAGTTTTTCCTTGAATTTCTTCTGCTGGAACTTTGAATGGATTTTTGAATTGAGGAGATATAAAACCAGTGAAGTAAGTCGCAAGTGGAGGACCGCTATAAGTAATTCCACTTTTTGTTAAATTTTGTGATGTTGGAATTTCGGCAGGCGCAGGAGCCGTCTGAATGACTCTTGGTGGAGATAGTTGTTTAGCATTTACTGCACTTAATTTAGCGTTAACATCATTACCATCTGCATCATAAAAATTAATTCTTTGTTGTCTCTGATCTTCTTTGGAACCAGTATTAACAATTTTAGGATCTGGAGATCCTGGTGCTCTTCCCTCAAAAATAATTGGACCATACTTTTTGTTTGTTCTGAATGTTCCTGTTTTACGAATAGATCCAGATGCACCAAATTGTGGTCTAGAAAAAACTACTGGTCCTCCTTTTTCAGATGGTATCGTAATCTTCGTTACCGCAGTTCCTGCGATATATGGGTTATCATCCCAATCAAAAACAAAATCAATCTCAACTAAATCATTACCACCTGCAAGCAAATAATATGAACTTCCCTCTTTTACAAATAAACTTCCTGCCTTCTGCTCTTCTGTTGTCGAAGACTGTTGTGGTTGAGGTGGAGGGGTTGGAGAAACTGCCCAATCTAGTGTGCTGAATATTTTTTTATCAATATTTTCAAATACTTCTGTCGTACTATTTTCAAGTTCTACAGATATAGTATGTCTTCCTTTAGTAATGAATAGTTTCTGGAATTTTGGTTTATTTCTAAAATCTTTCCAGATCATATCACCCGCAGTCTTAATATCAAATGCTAAAGTTCCATCCAAATATATTCTGGCAGTTTCATCTCTTTGAACTGCGAATTGATAAAATCCATCATATGGAATGTCTACCTGCCAAGAATTTTTATATACAATTCCACCACCATCACTACCTGCAATACTTAATGGAGGAATAGGAGAAACTGCATACCTGTTTAAGAAATTGGACCAAGGAATTATACCATTTGCTCTAAGAACTTCAGAATATTGAACTGGCCACCATTTTTGTGCTGAACCCGGAAATCTTGTTGACCAAATTGGATTATTCGGACATCTTCCTTCTTGCTGAGGAATAGGTTCTTGGGGAATGGGTGGTAAAGGAGCATCGATAGTTAATGCAACTCCCATTGGATTATCATTCCAAGATTTTGCAGATGCTAATGGTGTAGAACTTCCTGCAAGTGTAATGTTTATCGCAAGAGTCATTGGATTTGATGGCGATAGTGGACCAAAATCGCCTTGTTCTAATTCTGCTCTAATTCTGTATTTTCCTGCTTTAAAATAACGAGTATCAGAAGATTTTCCTGTACTGACTCCGTTTGCAGTAAATCCTCTTTTTGTAATAATGACTTCATCTCCACCCTTTTCTACATCGATTAAACCATTACCAGCACCTGTGCGACCTCCTGCATTTCTGTTGCCAATATAAAGAGTTAAATTATCATCAACCCATGTTTCAATAACATAATTTCCATCTACAGGAAACTCAACGAAAGCCCAACGAATGACGTGAGTACCTGCGAAACTTTCTTTCTTTGCTTTCTGAGTATTTCTATCAAATGGAATAACTCCATAGGTCGTAGCAAAATCATTATCCTTTGCACCCGAAGGGATTGGATCTGTCTTCCACAGTTTCCTATCTGCTTTATTGATATAATCGGAGGTGTTGAAAATACTTTTTCCAAAACTTGGTGTGTATGTTATTGTTTTTGGTTGGTAATCAACTTTAAAAGACAAGTCAAACGTGCTTCTACCACCTACTTTTCTTTTATTTGAACTCTTAAAGATTCCAGAAGAAGTTGTAATTTGAATATCATCATTATCATTTGCTGATGCAATATGATCTGCAAAAATTTTATTTGACTCGCCTATTCCACCTTCCTTATCTTTCTTTCCATTTTTAATTATACCTTGCTCAACTTTTCCTTTACTTGAACTTGCTGTGACTTTATACTTTACATTTGGTTTTACTCTAATAGTATCTTTTCTATTTTGTTTGTTTTTATTAACACCTTTAATTACAAAAGAATGAGATCCATCTTCTGACACAAAAGAAAATGACATTTGTTCTGTAGCCTTACCCTGACCATAAACATTAAAGTCTACATCAATTCGTTGTGGTGTTTTTTCCTTAACAGTAATCTGGGGAGATGCTGGTTCTGCTGATACCTTATCCGTTATGCCACCATTTTTTAAATCTAATCTGATTCTATGAACACCCGCAGAAATTTCCTTTTTAGCAACTGCTGGAGCCTCATTGTATGATGTAAGAGTTGTAACTTTATCATTATCTATGTAAAGATCTCGAATAGCACCATCGCCACATCCTCTAAAGATATACTCCCCATCATAAGGGAAATCTTCCTCCCATTCAAAAGTAAATAAGTCTGCAGCGAAATCACTTCCAGGTACATTTGACGGTGGTACTGGAGATATTGCATGACTATTCATAAAGTCATTCCAAATTTGCCCAAGACCTACATATCCAGTATTTCCCTTAGCATCTTGAGTTTCACGATAGGTTTTATCGGTAACATTAAATTTTGTTCTTGTTACTTTAGAACCTGATGTTACAGAAAGTGGAGTTTTCTTTCTAGTAGTCCACCAAGGTTTTGATAGTTTCTGTAAGAAGTCTTGATACTTTTGTATTTCTCTGTTGATGGGATCTTTATTCAAATTCGCATATAAAGTTGGATCCCAAGATCCAATGTCCTTACCATCAGGATCATATCTCCTACCAAATCCAACATCTTCAGGCAAGCACAGTTCATAATCTTCAAAATCACCTTCTTGATCATAAACTTCATATGTCTCTACAATTTCGCCCAAAATAGCTCTGGTAACTGCTCCAGCACCAATACCACATTTATCTTTTACATCTACAATCGGAGCATATTGATAACCATGACCACCATGAACTAGATCTATTGCAAGAACAGCACCATCTAAACCTATGATTGGATTTGCCTGTACTCCTACACCACCCCCACCATAAAAAAATACTTTTGGTGGGCCACATTCAGATTCAAATTGTATACCGGTGCAACTATCTGCATCGGATAATAGATCTTCTTCTGTTAAGTCATTAACCTCATTGATATTTAAATATCTAATAATATTTCTATTTCTTAGAATAAAGACCGTTCCTGGGTTCTTTTTGGCATAATCATTAGCCTCACATATGGAAACACTATCAACATAACCTCTTTCAGTTGAAATGTATCCAACCCTAATATCATTTTTAGTTGTTGGTCCAAAAAGGTTGAATGACATACTTCCCGATATATTAACAATTCTGGCAATTAATACTAATATTTATTAGCAGTATTGACTACTTCTTTAAATTTACAGATGGTTGTCCCTTACGTGGTTCTGCAAAAGGTATCTCTTGAGGTGGTGTTGATGAAGATGGTTTTGCAGCAAAATCACTAATAGACTTAGTACTTGGTAATTGTGAGTCTGGTTTAGCAGTTCCTCCTCTTGCAAATGTATAACAATCGGAAACTGCAACATTTGGTTTTAGTTCGCATCCAAAGATGTTGAGTTTGATATTCTCAAACGAAAGGGCAGCAGATAAACTACCACTAATAGAATTAATCGTAGCATTTATATTTGCAATTGCTCCACTTACTCCAGCAAGTTGGTTTTGAATATCATCTAAAAATGCATTAATATTTGTCAAGATTGTATTATTTGCCTCATCAATTTCTGTCTTGTTTATTGAAATTGCCTGACCTATAATATCTTCAGCATAACATGTGGGAACATCAGGTGTTATTTTTCTTGATCCTCTTGATGGATCATTTAAATTGTCTCTTATTCTCCTCTCAGCCCCATCAACATCAAGAACTTTATCAAGAATTCCTTGGATTATTCCACAAAGATTGTTTGTAATTTTATTATATAAACATAATATTAGTTCCGTTATAATCTCTTTAATGTCCCCAAACATGTGTCTCATGCTTGAAGGTATTGCAGCAACAACTTTAGTCAATGCTTTATTGAGTAACTTTAAAACATACTCCATGATTTTATCAAATAAAATCTTCATATATTTTGCAATTTCACAAGCAGCATTTGCTATGATTCGCTGTATATCTCTGATTGTATTTGATACCGCATCAATATAACTTTGAATAGCATTTAAATATTTGTTAATTTTTTGAATCAGATCATCTAAAACTGTTTGAATTGCTTTGATTGCAGATTCGACAAAATTATCGGGTTTTAATAATACAATGCATTCTTGGTACTTATCTTCTCTCTTTACATCTGCTGCGCTTAATTCATGAACAGCATCAACGTTCTCTTTTGTTGCTCCAGGTTTTGAAGGTGAGTTTGGAGAGTTTGCTCTATTGCATCTATTTCTAATACCTTCAGAGACTTTTCTTTGTATGAAATTTGTTCTTTCTACACCTGTTAATCCTTTTTGTTCAGCCTCAGCAATCGCACTTTGCTGATCTGCAAATTGTTCTTTTGAAAGTGGTAAATCTGGTCTAAGTCCAAATTGATTTAAATTTACACCTGGAGGAGGAGAAGAACATTCTTGAGACTGTTGCTGATCTTTTGGTTTTACAGTTACAAGGCCTTCATCTGGAACTTTCTCTTGAGAAGATCCTTCTTTCGGATCTTTATTAGTGGCATATCCACTTTGTGCTGTATAGTTTTTTCCACCAGTAAGGGATGTACTAGTTGCAAGTTGTGTTTGGGCATTATTACCCAAAACTCCCATAATGACAGGTACTTGCTGATCTTGCCCGTCAAGGAAAAATCCAAATACAAACATTCCTTGACGAAGGTTTGCTGTCTGACCAGCGTTTGTTTGTCCGCCGCCACCTGTGACGGGATACATTACCTGAGCCCAAGGAAGTTCTTCAGATGTTAGAACTGCTTCTTCTTGATCATGAAGACCTATAATTCTAACTTTATACCTACGCCCCCATCCTGGAATACTATCTTTGCTTTCAAATTTTCCTGGCAGCATGTTATCTCGCCAGGTAGAGTCATCAGCTATCTGACCTACCCACCAGAGAAAATTAGCACCCAAAAATCCAGGGTTGAATAATGATCCGCCTTCCATTAGTTATCAGTCATCATAAATTCTACACTCTAAAGCATCTGGATTTTCATCACAATACAACTCAAGAGGAGATGGATCATGATGATCATTGGGATGATTTTGTACCCATTTTTCAAGTGCTTCAAGTTCTTCTTCAGTATGTCTTCTTGCCTGAGAAGAAACTAAAGGATCATCCAAAATCTTTTTATCATGCTCAATATGCTGTTCTACACTATCCATAATAGTGATTACAATGGTATTACTATTTAACACATTTATATTGCATTATAAGTTGGATTACCCTTTCTTCCCGTAGAATCTCTAACTGCAATAATTTTTGTGTATCCACCTTCAGCAATATTAATATAATGACACAGATCCGCTATTAAATAATAACCACCAAGTTGATCATCCATTTGCTTCGATTCTTTATTTGATAATTCTGGAGTATCAATAAAAATTAAATCTCCAGCATGAAGACTAAAATCAGCATCTATTGTTATTGTTGTTTGTGATGAGAATAACTGATTGTATCTCATCGAAGACTGATTTAAAATGTTTCTTGGGTCAAAGTTTTGATCTTTAGATTTTTGAACTTGTTCTTGCCCTTTACCAATTCCTTTTCCAGTTGGAAGAGTTCCTGTATCAAGAAGAATATATTGTGTTCTTGAAAAATCTTTATTGTTTCCTGTTTTAGTAAACTTTGGATTTCCTTTTGGTAAATTCTTTCCAGCCTTTTGTAACTTACTCTCAGATCCTTTACCACTTCCTTGAGAATTTGGATTAATTACTTCATAATAACAATTAAATGGATTAAAAAGAATAGTTCTTGTTGAATAGGTTCCTGCCTCTAGCTTTGTTTGAATATCTCCGCTTGGAGTTGGTGGAACTAAATCTAGAATTTTTCCAGAATATCCCTTTGGAAGATCATATGTTTGATTATATGCATAACTTTTAATTACTTTTTTACCTCCACTTGGCTCAGTTGTTGATAATAGTCCATCAATGGACTTGAATTTAAATCCATCTGATGTTTCAAAGAAAAAGAATCCTGCAGTGTTTCCTTCTGCACTTGGAGTTTTTGGAATAGATTTTTTTGCTAACCAAGTTAATGCATAGAATGGTCTATATTGATTACCAATGAAGTTATGATTATTTGTAGTTTCTTCAATGTCTAACTTCTTTTTTGTGTTAAGAAGTCCAGAATCGGTTAATATTTTTCTTACATTCTCAGATATTTTTCCATCATATCTTTTGGTCAGCACAGATTTAAAATTAGTAATACCCTCTTCAGAAACAAGTTCAAGACCAACTAAAGATTTTGTTGTGTCTTTTGACATTGGGGTAATCTTATTAATGTATAGGTCTAATTTCAGTTCTGTCCCCAAAGAATCTTTGATTCTAAGAGTTGTTTGCTCTTCTCTTTCTAGAGGCATACCTTCCAGAAGAGTCTTGTAAGAATCTCCCTTTTTCACAGTATTTCCAGTGTCAGTATACATTAACTGAACTCTTACTGTCTCATTCAATATGCTTTCATAATAATATAAGTCAGTGATTATATCCGGAATGTCTTTTTTCGTGCTTAAGTCATTGGATACAATTAAGCACTCTTCTATAGATGTAAGCCTTTTATCTGTAGATTTTTGTGACATTTATAAACTACCTCTATCTTATTATTTAACCATTCTTATAAGAATAATCATATGAAGAATCAAACCCAGAATTTGATGTGGGAGAAATCATAGACTGTCTGGAGATAGGCATTGGAACATAGACAACTTCTGGTTCTGGTTGATCGACAACAACTTCCATAGAAGCTCCAGATTCGTATGATGCATAATTTCTTAAAACCTGAATAGCACCATCATAATTTGCTTTGTTCAATTCACTCAAGAATCCAGGGAAATTTTGTTCTAATGCTGAGGTAGTATCCGTGTCAAGAACAAACTCAATACCGCGCTCACCAAGTATTGCCTTCGTAAATCCTCTAACTAAACCACCTTTTCCATACGCAACGTGAACATGATCTCTGTGTCCAGAATCATTTCCTCCATGAAGCAATTCAACTGGTTTGACACCTTTCATTTTGTTAAATTGAGCAATTACATTTAAAATTGGACCTTGCTCATGAGTATATGCACCAATATCGATAGCGCGGTTAGAGTAATGATAGGATCCACTTGCATGTCTTCCTCTAACTCCACCATGTTCTGGGTGTTCTGTGACGGCCTGGAATTGTGCCGGACTTCTTAATTGAGATTTAATAAATTTACCAAGTTCTCCAGCAATTTTACTACCCTCACTACCATATCCTTTACCCAATTGAATTCCCGGACCTCCTGCTTTACCACCAAAACTTGCAAGAGCATCTGCAGCATACTTATATCTTCTAGGATAGTTTGGAGTACCCGCTCTTTCCATTTCACGCTCGAATATTTCAACTGCTTTTTTATATGAAGTTACACTTTTAATACGATTATATGTTCCATAAGACTTCATTTCCTTAACCATCCATTCAACCTGAGTTTCAAGTGCCCAAGGATCTTTTCCTGAGTTGTTTGCCCATGCGCTTAATGATGCCCATCTCTCACTTTCTGTCCATTGCATAATACCTCTACCAGGACCGCCACCAAGTTGCCTGGATTTAGGATTAACCCCAGATTCCTGCATAAGATTTCCAATAATACCTGCAGCAGCTTCTGGAGTAAATCCTTCTTTATCTGTCAAATAACGAAAAACTTTTTCTGCGTTGCTATTACCCGTGAGAGTTGGAGATCCTGATGGTTCTTCCTCAGCACCTGGAGTTGTTTGTCCTGGTTCTTTTCCTCTATCAATATCTTTCAACATCAACTGCTTCATTAATTCATTCATTGTATTATCTAATCTTGAAGAAATATTGTCCTCAACAGATTTTGCAATAATTCTTGATAGATCTTCTCCTTTCATAAACATTTCAGAGTTAACTTCTCCTCCACCAGCAAATGCTCCTCCAGTTCGTAATATATCTCTACTAAAAGTATTATCCATCCAAGAATTCAATCCCTTTCCAACATTTTCATAATCAACACGAGAAGGTTTTTGTCCAACCAAAGATTTTGTTGCTAATCCAAAAATAGGACCAAAAAAAGGTATTTCACTAGTCTTATCATAAAAAGTTTCAGTATATCCCAATGGATTTACTGTATCAGTCGATTCAGACTTTGGAAATATTTTTTGTATTTTTTTGTCTCCACCAACATTAGCACCAGGTTTTAATTCTGTTGGTTCAATTCTTATTTCTCTCTTTACTTTACTCTTTTTAATCTTTCTTCTTGCTGGACCGCCGACTTTTCTACCAGCTCTAGTAATTCCACCACCTGCCATCTTACTCATCATCTCTTTTTGAGTACCTTTGTTTCCATAAATGTTTCCAAAGGAACCCTTTTCTTTAAATGCTAATCCAAGAGTAAGCATATTTAATGCTTTTCTCAAATCCTCACGAATTCTTGCATCAAATTTTGATAGATTGGATGCTTGTTTCTTTTTATCTTCTTCACTTAAAAATGGAAAACGTAATAGTTCAATTGCATATCTGAAAGGAGCACCAACTACATCTAGTAAGAATCCTACAGCAGAAAATAGACCATAAAGAGGTCTAACCATATTAAGAACAACACCACGACCAAATTTTGTAAATGGATTTTTATCATCTTTATATGCTTTTTCAAGATTTTGTATCGGTTTTATTGCAAACTTTCTTACTTGAAATGCACCTTCACCTAAAGCAGATGCAAGTAGTCCAGCACCAGCAACAATACCTGCAACTGCACCAGCACCCATTCCAGCAGTTTTTCCTACTTGTCCTGCTGCCTGAGCACCAGTCTGAGCTGCTTGTTGAGCACCTTTACCAAGAAATCGGTCCTTCAACATGTCCATACCAATGTCAAGAACACCATCATCTCCTTGACTTCCAAGAACTATTGCGGTTGTAATAGCTGCTTCAATAACCTTACCAACTACCCCATTAAAAGTATCAAAGACTTTAGCAAAGTTTTCTCCACCTAAATTACTCAAAAACTTTCTTGTTCCATCATATGCCTTATAACCCCAATCAATAAAAGTTACAAGTCCATTTAAAAGTTTTCCTCCCCAATCAGTTATAAAATCTAATGCTTGACCTGCTAATTTTGCAACTTGAATTAATTTTGGAGCTTGTGGGATTAATTTTACGACAATAAATCCAAGTAAAATATTGAATAAAAACTTTTTAATTCTATCAAGAAAACTTAATTTTGGTGCAGATGGTAATTTAATTTTTTCTTTTCCTTCCTCTTTTGGTTTTTCTAACTTTTCCTCTTTTTCTTTAAATCTTTTTTGTTCTTGATTTTTTCTTTTTCTCTTTTCTTCTTCTTTCTCAAGTAAAGCACTTGTTGATATTAAATCTCTTACCCTTATAACCTGCTTCTTAATTATACCTAGTTCTAAATTAGAAACAGAAAGTCCATCACTAGATTTTTCGACAGATCTTGAACTAATTTTTTTAACAATCGCAGACGTACCCTTCCCAGGTAAAAGTTTTTTTGGATCAATTTTTGCAGGAGGAAGTGCTTTGTTTTCCATATGTTAGAAAATACCCAAAATCTTTTTGTTTTTACGTGCATTACTTGACGGACAAGTTGCACCAAAGTTTGGTGTTTTTGGTGCTCCACCAACTGGCTTTGATACACCACCTTTTCCACTTCCAATAGGTTTAGTTCTTACCTTTACTTGTTGTCTAGGAGGTGGTGCCAATGGTTTTATATTTGGTTTAGATGGAGATATTTTTGCTGAATTTTTTCTTTCTTCAGTCCTTAAATTTTTTGCCTTTACTGCTGCATTGTAATCTTTATAATACTTACCATCAGAGGAAGAATAGTATCTACCAATAGATGCAGCACCAGCTTGCTTTGCTCTTGCCTCTGATGCCTTATCTGCTGCTTTATTCTTATCAATATCCTTATATGTTCCAAACATTGAGGTCAAACCTCTACCAATCTGACCAAAAAATCCACCCCTCTTATCATACTCTTCTTTACGTACTCTATTTTCTTCAGAAAATCTTTTGGGCATCATATCTGGACCAACATTTCCCCAGGTTAATTTGTCCAATCTTTGTTGAGATGCCAAAGATATCATTCTTGATTTTTTAGCAGCTAATGCATCATTATAATTCCCATAAGTCTTTCGATCAGAAGAAGAATAATACTTTCCTTTTGATTGTGCATAATCCATTCTTGAGGACATTTTTGGTCCTCCAAATAATCCTCCCGGTTGGAATAAACCTCCACCGGAAATTGCAGCATCTCTTCTATCTAATGCAGTATAAACTGCATCATTTCCCTTTTTCATTCCATAGTATCTTTTTCCGCCTAAAGTCACAGAAAGATCCATATTATTTGCACCATTCTTAATAACAAAAGCATCTCTTCCATTATATTTTGCACCATAACCCGTACCAAGATTTCTTCCGGTGCTTTCTCCTTTAACATTCACACCTTTACCCGAAGCAAGTGCTTTTGCTGATTGAAGTGCATCGGGTCTGAAAGTTTCTTTGGGTGGTTTCTCTTTTGTATCTGGAGATTTACCAATAAGACCTCCGCCATAAGCATAGGTTGCTCCACTAATCATTTTAGGCCTATTTGTTCCGCCAGCAGCGGCATTCATAGACTCTAAGGTATCAACACCATATTTTTGTACAGCTTTACGGGACATAACAAATTCACCATCACTTAACATAGCAGGAACTTTATCAACACCCTTTTCACCACTCACAAAACCACCTTCTTGTGGTTTAGATCCTAAGGCACCACCAAGAAGCATTCCCAAAGGTCCAAACATAGCACCTATACTAGCGCCGCCCATCATACCTTTAAGGTTAAAACCACCTCCACTAAATTTTGGAATTGCTAATCCCCCACCAGAAAACTTTTGTGTTTTTGGTTCTCCTCCACCTATTCCTGCAAAATTTTCAATACCGCTACTAAGTGCCATTGTGGCACCAACTGTAGTAGCTGCTTCAACTCCAGCAACTAAAAGTTTTCCTTTTTTACCACCTAAAAATTTTGAAAATTTACCTGCTTTACCTAGACCTGCTTTTGCTGCTAGGCCCAGTGCAACTTTAAGAAGAGTTGCACCGCCTTTTACCAATAAAGATATTAAACTCCTTACAAATCCACCAAATTGTGTACCGAATAGAAGATAAAGACTTAATAATTTTGGCCAGTGATCACCAAGAAATCTACCGATGGTTTTAATCTTTTCTGCATTATCTGGATTTGAAAACCATTCAAGGAGTTTAATAACAACTCTTCCCAAGAAAATTGCAGTGAAGTAATCAAGAATTCTACTTAATAATGATTTTATTGGTGCAATAATCTTTTCAGCAACTTTTATTGCTCCTTTAAAACCTTTTTCAAGTGCAGATTCTGCTAGACCTCTTTTTTCTGCTTCTTCAGACTTTCTTCTTTTTTCATCTGCATTTTTCTTATTCTTATTTGAAAGAGTTAAACTCTTAATTATTTCTCCAAGAAGACCAATAATTTCTTGTACTTCATTTTTCTCTTTTAACTTTTCTATTGATGGTAAAAGAGAAAGTGGTTTTACTGGAGCAAGTCTTTTTTGCTTTAAAAAATTGATTCCAACAGAACTTCCTTTTTTAAAACTTTCGGCACTAATTTTTTTAACTTTAAATCTTCCTTTCTTTCCCTTTACTCTTTTCCACTCATTTGTAACTAACTCAATCTCTTCTGTAGGTATTGATGTTTTAGACATCCTACCTCTTATCATTGCTTCTCTTAGTAGAGAAGCATATGTATCATAATCAATATCAAAAACTTCTTCTTGACCAATTAACCTAAGTATTCTTTCGTCTATCTTTTCACTGACAAGTGCAGTCCCACCCTTCGTTTTACCTGGAGGTAATAAATTTTTAGAAGAACTGACTGCCATTTGCTTGTTGTTGCTTTAATTTTTCTTCTTCGAGATGTTGTTCTAATAAAGCGACGTAAATATCACGTTCCCAAGGCATCAAATTTTCAATCTCTGTCAAAGAATATTTATGGTACTGCATCAAGGCAAAATTAAGTCGAAAATAGTTTTCAAGGTCCATATGGACCAGGGCTATGCGAAAAAAGATGCTAACCCTTCTAGAACTACCTCACTTTCAACTTCTGTCTTTGGATTTGTTACCTTAATTTTATGAGAAAGTCTTGGCATAGATTCAAAGAATTTTTCAATTTCTTTGAATTGAGCTGAATTCATTTGCTCCAAAAATTCATTCAACTCTTTTTTAGTAACGTCAGCAGCAGACCAAACTTCATCTTCTGTGTATATTTTATCGATACATGATGCAATCAGATCAAATGATTGATCCATTGCACTTGCATCGTTCAGATCAAAGTTATTTTTAATAAATTGATCCAATGATGGATACTTCATTTCCATCATGATCTTTGGATCAACTTTAATTTTGTTTGTATGATTTTCGTTCTTCTGAACTTTAATGTCGTCTAAATTGATTGTAACTGAAGTTGTGGTCTCTTCATCATCTGGACAAATAATATTAACCTCAAGTTCTTCTCCAACTGATTTTCCACGAATGTTCAAGAATAGATATTCAATATCAAAAGTTGGAAGAGATTCTACTTTAATTCCTTTTGATTGAATACAATTTTTAATGACTGACTTGATTGCAGTAGTAATCTGTTTAGTATCCTCAGACTCTAGTGCAATTACAAGAAGTTTTTCTTCCTTGACTAGGAATGGTCTGTATTGAATTGTTTCTCCTGTTGATGGCAATTCAAGTTCATATGTTGGCGTTGCAATCTTTGGTAAAGGCATAATATCCTATATTAAATTCAGATGTGATTATTTATTGCTATTTACGCAAGAATATTTGCACCTATTGTACCTGCAGCACCTCTACCAAGTTGATCTCTAACTCCAAATTGATCCAGTGCAGGATTACCAATATTTAAGAAATCATTCGGGCCCTTTGGAGTTCCTTGAGGACCCTCAACTCCAAATTGTGGATTTAAGAAGTAGTCTTGAGCCTGATTGAAGTATGATTGTTCTTTTGGTGTTGGTGTTGGTGATTGAGTCAGATTACCTCCTTGATTCAAAACATATCTAATGTATGTCATTGATACTGTACATTTAAGTAAAGATGAAGAATCATAAGAAACTGGCATCGATGTTATACTAATTGGATATGATCTTACAAAATCATATTCCAGTTTTTGTTTATAATCTCTTTCAAATTTGATAACTTTTAATCCCTCAGCAACATACCCCTTATTACCTTTTCCATCGCCCTCAGGGTATCTTATTCTATAGAAATAATTTGGATTTTTAGATCCAATTCCACCTCTTTCAGGTTGAGGGGCTATACCTTCGTCTACAATATACTTAATCCAAGTTTCAAAAAATCTAATTGGAAAATAATTTTCTGCGTCTACATAAAAAGTAAGATCAATTCGATCATCATATATTCTTCTATATACGTGCCTTTCAGTAACTCCGGTAAAGTCATTATTAATCTCATGAGTTGCCAAACTAGAACCAGGAAGAGTTGCTTCTGAGCACATTAAACGAAGTTTATTTACTGTTAAATCATTCCAAGGAACACCATTAAGTCTTAAAAAGTCTGTAAAAGCATTTCCAGGTGGAATTCCAATCTCAACTTCAAAATGAGAAGTTAAAGCAGGTCTCAATAAGTTTGCTTTAATTTGAGAAACTGTTCTTGGATTGGGCATTTATAAATAATTTTTACCTTATATATTATGTATGGCAGAAAGTCTTAAAAGTAAATACAAACCATCATATCCGAACAAATATAAAGGAAATCCCGATAACATTATCTGTAGAAGTAGTTGGGAAAGAAGATTCTGCCATTGGTGTGACCTAAATGAGAGTATATTGGAATGGGGAAGCGAAGAGTTCTGGATACCTTATGTCTCTCCAGTTGATAATAGAGTCCATAGATATTTTCCAGACTTTATTATTAAAGTGAAGGAAAGTAATGGGCAAATCAAAACTTATGTGATAGAAGTAAAACCGAAAAAACAAACCAAAGCTCCTGTTAAAAAAACAAAGGTTACTAAATCATACCTTCACGAATGTACAACTTATGCTGTTAATCAAGCAAAATGGAAAGCAGCAAAAGAATTTTGTGATGATAGAATGATAGAATTTAAAATCATCACAGAAGACGAATTAGGTATCAAATAATGGCAGAAGGTTTTGGCAAATATACCAAAGATTCAATTCCTCCAAGAATGAGAGAATTGAAAAAGAGAATTGATACTGCCCAAACAAGTGATCCTGAAGATTTGATGATGATTATTATGGAAACTTTAAAAGAAGAAGTTTTATATCCAGAACCTGGGAAATTCTATACATTTGTGTATAGTCCCAAAACTCCTGATATTGAATATGATCAACATCCACTCATTGCATGTACATCTTTAGAAAGATGGGGGTTTAAAGCAATTAATTTTCACTGGAGAGAAGGTAGACAATATACCTGGGAAGAAGTTATTGGAAAACTACATGTTGTAAAATATGAAGAACTTGATGAGATGTTAAATATACCTTATGCAAAATTCCGTCTAAATAAATAAAAACTCCTTATCTAATGGCAGTGGGAACATACGGAGAACCTGGTAAAAATCCATTCACTATAAAAGGTGTTGATGGAGTTTTGTCTCCTGTCGTAAATTCAACAACGGGAGTAACTCAAATTTACAGACTAGGTGTTTTAAATCAATATCAAAGTCTAGGAACAATCAATACAAAAACTAATAAATTCACTCCAGATCCAAACGCAAATCTAACAAATATTGAAAGGAAAGCATTATCTGATGCAAATAACGTTAAAGAAATAAAAAACAAAGCAACGCAAGCTGTTTCTATAGGAGTTCAAGCAGCAGGTGGATCTCCAGAAGCGGCACAAGCAACAGCAAATAAACTAGTATCTCCAAATAAAGCAAATACTCCAGGTGGAACTGACGCTACTTCTGGAAATTCAAAACCTACGGAAGGAAAAGATCAACAGTCGGATAAACTTCTTAAAGAAGCTTTAAAAGAAGTTAAGTCTAGAGTTAATTACGATCAAAGTTTGGTGTACCCAATTGGATTGAGATTAGAACATCAAGATTGTATAAAATTTTCAGTAATTAAATATTCAGCATCTGGATTAGAGTTAGATGAAGCATCTAGAAAAGAACGTAGAGTTGTTGTAAATTCGGGAATTCCTGAAATCAATAAAAGAGAAGTCCTTACAACAATTACACTTCCAATACCTGGAGGAATATCAGACTCAAACACAGTTGATTGGTCTTCAAATTCTCTGGATGAAATTACCAGAGGTCTTGCAAATGTTGCACAATCTGCAATAGCAGGTGGAGGCTCAGCAGGAGCAGAGGCTGCAAAATCGGAATTTGAAAATGCTTCCAAAAATGCTCCAGATTTTCAAATTGCAGCTGCATCAAAATTCACGCAAGCAGCACTTGGTCAAAATGCTGGAATTCTTCAAAGACAATATGGTGCTGTTTTGAATCCAAATATGGAATTGCTATTTAATGGTCCACAACTAAGAAGTTTTGGATTTACTTTTAGATTATCTCCAAGAAGCGAACAAGAAGCAATAGTTGTTAGAAAAATACTTCGTTATTTTAAGCAAGCAATGTCAACTAAGAGGTCTACTGCTGCTTTATTACTGCAGGCACCACACACTTTTGCAATTTCTTATCTTTCATCAAATAAACAACATCCATACTTAAATAAATTCAAAGAGTGTGCTCTGACCTCATGCAATGTCAATTACACACCAGATGGAAATTATATGACTTTTGGGGCAAATGAGCCTTCAATGACATCATATGAGTTGACACTTCAATTCCAAGAACTAGTCCCACTATTTGATGATGACTATGGTGATGATAACGATAATGTAGGTTACTAAAATGCCAAGTTACTTTCGCCAAGTCCCAAATTTTGAGTATGTTAGCGTTCTTCCTGATGCTAAAATAGGAGATTATTTGCCACTAAAAAATCTTTTTAAGAAAGGAAGACTCCGCGAAGATATTTTTCAAAATCTAGCATTCTTTGAAAAATATCAGATTAAAGGTAATGATCGCCCAGATAATGTTGCCTTCGAAATTTACAATGATTCTACTTTAGACTGGGTAGTTTTATTATCCAATAACATTGTAAATGTTCAAACAGAATGGCCTCTTACTCAAGACAATTTTGATAGATTTTTGATTGATAAGTATGGGGACTACGATACAATCTACAATGGAATCCATCACTATGTCACTGAAGAAGCTAAAAACAGTCAAGGCGTAGTTATTGTTCCTGCAGGGTTGCGTGTGAACGAAATCTATTTTGTAAGTTATTATGACTATTTTATAGATCAAGAAATTACAACACCAAATCTTTCAATTCCAGTGACAAACTACGAATATGAAGAGGAATTGGAAAATAACAAGAGAAATATATATGTTCTAAAACCATCATATCTAAACGTTGTACTCAATGATATGAAAGAAATTATGCCATATAAAGAAGGGTCCAGTCAATATAAGACTGAGACCCTTAAAACTGCTGATAATATCAGACTTTATTCATAATCACTCTTCAGCAAGACGCTGGAAGTATGAAAGTGCATCATCTTCATCTTCATCAACGGAACTTGAAGTTACAACAGGAAGTTCAGGCTCAGAGCGACGAGAAGTAAAATCGGGAGTATAACTACCACGATCATTGTCCTCATCGTCAACTTCTTCATCAAGACGAGGACGTGCTACAGGTTTTTGACCAAGAACATACTTCAGACGCTTTTCAAGATCTTCATAGGACTTGAATTGGTCGGGAGCGGTTACTGCAGACAGAGAATATTGCTTCTTCCAAACTGCTTCCAGAGCATCATCATCGTCCAGGAGAGGAGCGACACGATCAAACTCTGACTTGTCGTAGTTCCAATAACCATCCTTTTTCACCAACTTCAGTTTGAAGTTAGCACCTTGCCAGAAGTCAAAAGGATTGATAGGAGTTTCATCTTCAAACTCAGGTTGCATAGCTTCCATGATCTTGTCAAAGATCTTTTTGCCATACTTGAACAGGAAGACTTTACCTTCATTTGCAGGATTTGCAGGATCCTTCACAACGTAGATGTTGCTGTAATAAGACAGTTTACGCTTTTGTTTACGAACAGTTTCCTTATCTTTCTCACTACCACTGTTCCACAGTTCACGATTGTGTTCAGAAACAGGATCTTTTTGACCCAAAGTAGTAAGGCTGTTTTCAATATACCAACCACCAGGACCTTGGAAAGCATGTGAATACATCTTTACCCAGGGAAGTTCTTCACCCTCTGGTGCAGGCAGGAAACGGATAACTGCATAACCATTGCCAGTTTTATCCATTTCTGGTTTCCAAAGACGCTCATCTGCGCCGTTGGAGTTTGAACTCATCTTCTCTACTTCTTTAACCAGTTTCTGAGTAAGAGAACCAAGAGAAGATTGTTTTTTAAGATCAGCAAAAGACATTAGATTACCTCGGATTTGTACGGATTTGGCTTTTGTGTACTTCGTTATTCTACAGGTCGGAACCCGTCTTGTCAATCTGGGTTTTCATCAATTCAAGCATTCTGGACATATTGTTCAAAATGATGCTCATATCAGTGCCAGGAGGCATACCCATCATGATCGCAGATTGCATAATTCTTTCCTTCATTTCTTTAGCTTCTGGATCATCAGACAAACTCATTCTTGTATAAAGAACTTTTTGTTTATCTAGAAGTCTTTCCAAAAGACCAACATGTTCAAGTTTTTCTTCTTTCGACATTGCAGGAAATTTGAAGACGTTTGAATAAACTTCTTCTTGCAGTTCCGCAATTTCAGTCATCTCTGCGCGGACAACTTCAGAATTGAAGAAAGTCATGAATCCTCCAGAACGATTTCTTTCAAAATTTTACGAAAACGAAATACATCAATATTTAGAAACGGATTATATTTTTTAATCCTACGACTGACGGTTTGCCACACCGGGTCTTGAAGTTTCTTATCAAACGTATTCCCGAACAGGAAAATTCTATCGTAGATGACTAGTGTTTCCAGGCTAATTTTCCCGTTCAGGAACTTCTTGAGAAGAATGGGATGTCCTTTTGAGCACTTAAAAACATCCTCAAATTTGTTCTCTTCAAAGAGACTTTGAGATTCTTCTTTAAAAATATAAGAAAGTGATTGGATTTTCTTTTGCCAATTTTGATATCTCACTTCACCTTCTTTGATCATTTCCCCAATCCAAAGGGTTTCGGGATCATTACAGGAAACGAAATTGGCTACAAAAAAATCTATCACTTCCTTGTCGGTCTTTTGTCGTGCAACTTTTTCGAACCACATTCGATCTTTTCTCTTATAAAAAGATTGAACAGTTGCACGACTCTTACCACAATACTTATGGTAGTCATAACTGTCTTTAGTGAAATGATTCTTTAAAGACAAATAACATTTATAGGCATCAAAAGGCATCATTCAAAAAAGTAATATAGGGAATTTTTTGCCGGAGTTTTTTTCGACCAAAAATGGATTAAAATACCAATTTTGCTCTGGAAGTCTTTTTGAGGAAGTTAAGTTCCATAGCTTCATACTTAATTTTTTCTTTCAATGGTTTTGAAATCAGTTTAGGTACAGACTCAACATCGATGTTATTCTTCTCGCAAAAAAGAATAATCGCATCGATGTAGCTCATCTTCTCTTCACTATGAACAAGATTTTCAATTTCTTGAGCGAAACGAGAAGGGCAGAAAAATTTACTCTCTAATACCTTTTCTAATTCATTCTCCATTCGTTGTCCCAGTATTGTGATGTACAAATTCTTTAATATAACGAACTAATAGTTTAATATAATCGTCTTTGTTTCTTTTGTCAAATACTTTAACTTCTCCACCAGGAGTAACCATCAATGTTATTAATTTTTTAATTGGAATTTGAGTCATTTCATAATAGGCAGATGCATAGAACATCTCCTGAACGAAATAATTTTCAATCCATTCTTCTGGTTTAATTTTTTCAGAGGTCTTGAAGTCAATAACTGCAAGTTCTCCATCATACTCTGCAATACAATCTACTCGTCCAGCAAGCCCAAAGTACTCAGAGTATAAAGTTCTTTCAATTGCATGAATATTATTTATCTTATCAAGTTCAGGTTTCAAATGATGAAACATAAACTTTGTCATGGGTTGATAATCATCCCAGTTTAGTTCTTTATTCTCAAGATAATCCTGACAGACTTGGTGAAAGTCAGTTCCTCTTGCAGTCGCTCTTTTAGTAATACGATTTGCTTCTTCAAGGCCAACACGCTCTCTCCACTTCACGAAGATCTGACGATTGTAAAAAGAAGTGACCGAAGTAATAGAAGGCACCCATTCTCCATTTGGTAGATTATAGAGACGGATGCCGTTCTGTTCTTTTTTTTCTAATTCAACGTCACCTAAAAAATTATGATGAATAAAACTCATACACCAACTTCCATTTTCGCAAGAATATATTCTTTCACTAATCCAGAGCGAACAATATCTTCTACTCCAAATTCAATAATATCAATTGAAGGCATGATACGAAGGACTTTCATGAAGTCAACAATGCCATTCTTTTCATTGGTCTTAATAAGATCAGACTGGGTAGCATCACCACAGAACATAATTTTACTATTCTCACCAACACGAGTAATGATGCTATCAAGTTCATGATAGTTCAAGTTTTGGAACTCATCAACGATAATGATTGCATTGTCAAGAGTTGTTCCACGAATAAAAGAAGTGCTCCAAAAGCTGATTGTACCTTGAGTTTTAAGATTGCCATAGAGCATTTCAAAGGATGACTCATCTGGCATCTCAAACATATACTTCACCATATTCTTATAGGGAATTTGATAAAGTGATGACTTATCTTCATGATCACCAGGAAGGAAACCAATTTCCCGAGTAGCAACAAGAGACCTAACGATATAGATTTTTTCGTAAGGAGTTTTTTCATTTAGTACATCTCTTAGCGCATTATAAAGAGTAATGAATGTTTTACCTGTGCCAGCACAACCGTATGCAACTAGGTTCTGGTCGTTTTTATAGCAGCGGAAGAGTTCTTCTTGATTTTCAGTTAGAGGTTCAATAGTCCTCATCAAATCAGAATTGATTGGTTTCTTTCTCTTCATTTGTCTATTGCTCATGCCAAATGGAACAGGAGTTTTTGGTGCATTTCTTTTTGTGGGCATTTTAATAAAAATCAGATTGGTTTTACTTTTGATCCTGGAGCTTTTGATGCTGCGTGAAGAACATCATTCCATCCAGGATGAGACTTTTTGAGTCGATCATAGACTTCGCCAAGTTCTCCAGATGATGGACATGTACTTGGATCGGACCAATCTCTATCCCAATCGGGATTATCTTTTTTCCACTGATCCCAATCGTGAACGCTAAGAGTCACTTCTTTTTGTTCACCAGTTTGTTTATTGATAACAGGATATGTTGCCATTTATTAAAATAATATGTAAGTTTATTTATTCAATGGTGATGGATGGAGCATCTACACACTCAGAACATCCATCACGAGTCCACCCAAGTGCTTCAGATACTGCAGGAAACTGGCAAGTAAAAATACAACGAACCAGTTCTGCAATCTCCATGTGTTCTTTCTGCGTTCCATGGGCCGAACGGAGATCGATATAATGCACCCATGACCTTACAGAGCCAGTCATATAGAGGCGTGTAGGCGTCGCTAAGGGCAATACAAAGCGAGCGCACTCCTTTGCCACACCTTTCTCTAGAAGGCGATTGTAGACCCTCTGAGAGTGCTCAAAGAGAACGCGAATGTCCTCTAGGAGAACCAGTTTCAAATAATCGGGAATGTCATCAATACTATTTTGACGATTCTTATCATCTTGTCGGCGCAGTTCTGGAAGAGGAATAGTTCCGCCCAAAAGATTTGTGTCGGCATACCGTTGTGAAAATTCCTGGAATGTAAACGAACGGTGGCGCAGTATCTGGGCTGCAATTCCTCTTGTAGTATTGATCTCAACAGTCATTGAAGCCTGCTCAAAGATGCTCCAGTGTTGATGCTGAATGCAATACTTGAGAAGACCAGAAAACTTATCATTATGTTGGTTATTAGGGTTACTAACCCTTGCACAATACGCCATATGCTTCTCTGCATCTGGTGTCACACTAATGAGTTTTACTTCTGGTTTCATGAACTCATATTCAGTCGGGATATCCATCATCGTCATAAAATACTTCGTCGTAATCTGTTATGTAATTAGAAATTTGATTATATCTAGACTCTTGTTTATAAGACTCTGGATCAGAATAAACTTCCGATTTAAGGCATTCTACAAGAGATTCAAGATTTTTTACAATCAGTTTGAGTTTTTCTTTATCCATAGAATCAATCCTGATGAACTAATTATAGTTAAAAAAAAGAGGGGAGTCAAGTCCCCTCTTATATCATGCAACTTGTGGTTGCTTTGCCATATTCAATTGTGCGTTATGAAGAAGTTGTTCCTTCTTTGCTTTTTTCTTGAGATAACGAACGAAGTAAGTATTCATTTGTGCCCCTCCTTTACAAACTTAACACCGCGATAGGTTTCGTTGTACTGTTGGGGTTGTTGCATCATCTGCTGTTGATACTCTAAACGCTTTTGCGTATCGTATTCAACGCCGCGATATACTACTTTAGACATTAGGTTTTCTCCTTAGTTTTTTAGGTTAAAGAGCGTTCCTTCAGTCGGCTTTTGCGTCTATTTTACACTCCTTTGGAGAGATCTGTTTAATCTCCCAAATTAAATCATTCTTTGCTTGTTTCGGAAGACCTTGTTGATAGACTCTTCCAGCAATTAATTGTGCTTGTAAGCAGGTTAGAATGAGTGCTTCCATAGATGAACGATCCGTTCCGAGTCGGCTTACTTCCGTCCCATAGGGATGAACGTTGGGTAATTATAGACCCATTGACTTATATAGTCAAGTACTTTTGTAACATTTGTTACCGCTCAATATAAGTTAACTTATGATCAGTTGCATAAAGTTGTTGAATAATAATATCACATCCAATCTTTGGGTTGCAATCACCACAAGTATAAACATCTACTGCTGCAGTTCCTTCCTCTGGCCAAGTATGAATACTGATATGACTTTCTGACAGCAAACAGAGTACAGTAACTCCCTGAGGATCAAACTTTTTAGAAATGGTTTGAATTACTGTAGCACCACTTGCAGCGGCTGCATTTTCTAGTAAATCTATAAGACAACGCTCATCGTCCAGTAGGACAAATGAGCATCCATACAAATTAAGTAGATAATGTTTTCCCATTACAAAGGATTCTCCTCCGCTTCTTTGATAAGCGAACTCACAACTTCTTCTGTGCCGTCAATTGTTTTTACGGCAAACAAAGAAGACTTCATATATTTTCTAATCTTCTTATATTTCTTGATAACTTGATCGATGTTATCTAGGTCAATGGTTATATTTGCGTCTTTACCGACTCTATTTTCTTTTCCCTGACCTCCAAATCCAGCACTCATTTTCTCTTCTTTTTCTCCGGTTGTTTAATACCCCACAGTTTTGGATTTGTTCTTCCATATCCAAAATCAATTTTTTGAACTGCACCAGGGCCTAGTTTATCATAATACATATCAAAAATACGAACTCTAGTCCCTCTTACCAAATCAATACAAGTTTCTTCTTCTACTTTGTACCAAATTAGATACGCATCACTGGGAAAAGAAGAGTCCTTTGCTTGAGCAAGAGATGTTTTTTCTAGAAGAATTTCACATCCATATGCACTAGGCGAAATAATTCTCTCTTCATTTGAATATTCTGCCATACCCTTCTCCGTATCAGTTGCAATAGTCACGAACGGCCACCCCACTGAACATCTGGATATGCCTCTTTCACATTCTCAAAAGTTATCTTGTATTTATCGGTCAGTCGCTTATCTTTTGTAAGAATCAAAACCTCTGCTTCTTTTGGATGAAGACCTTGCAGAAGATTGATAAACATCATTTCACGACGAACCGTTGTAAGAGTATTATTTCCACCCCTAACATAGTGATAAAGGTTTTGATATTCTCTGCGGAGAGATGTACGACCTCTGGCCACCAGATCTTGTCCAGTGGCAGATTCTCCACCTGCTGCTTCTCTTGATAAATTTTCTGAAAGAGATCCAGAATATACTGTTTGCTCTTTTGGATCTGCATAGGGAACATCACCTTCAGGAAGAAGAGAGATAACACTTTCATCAAAATTCCAAATAAAAATAGTCTTTAATGAATCGTGCTCGTAAGTTTTAAGAACTTCAACTTTCTTTGCATTAGTTCTTTGCTTTGAAGCAAGTTCTAAAATCTCAAAAACAAAAGGGTTTGTCGGAAGAGTTTCGATAGGTTTTTCAGTCGTCGTCTTCTTCGTCTTCGTAGTCGTAGTCATTTTCAAATCTCACAGCTAAAATTTCGTCGGGTATTACATTCCCATTGTGATCAAACATCTCTGGGTGAGTGTAAACTGGGGAAGTTTGATAGAAATGTTCCTTTGCCAACCATCCTACCACACCTCCTACAAAAAAGAACATAATTGAAACTAATGTCCCTATGGTCAGAGTTACTGCTAGCATTTTTTTTCTCCAGAGAGTTTATTTTTTCCTAACATCAAAGTGAAATTCTATAAAAAAGTGAAACTCTCTTTTGAACAGAGAGATCATTTTACCAAACTTCACTTGAAAAGTTTTTGGTTTTTCTGATCTTCTCCTATTGCGTAGTAATAACTCAACTCCCCGATTAATTTGGGGTTCGTTTTTATTTAGTTTGCTTTTTCCTTCTTCCTGGTCTTTTGTCATGATTATATTTCCAGGCATCTTCGAGAATATTATAAAGGTAGTTTCTTATTTTTCTCGCTTCTGGTTTTGGAATATGCCCATAACCCTCACGAAGTTGTTTATGCATTTCATCTGAACCACCTTCAAGATAGTCGTCCAAATCCATTACAAGGTTACTTATTTCATTGGCAGTCGAACTTTCGATAAACTCTTCCACCTCTACCTTTTTAGCTCCACGAATTTTCAGGTAGTCATAAAACTTTAAAACAAATTGTCCTTTGAAAGCATAGTCGATTGCTTTCTCAACATCACCATAAACTTCGTGAAATGTATTGGTCATTAAACTAAATTTTGCTCTTTAAGGTATTGAACAGTGTCGGTACATCCACCAATGTGAACGTCATCGACAATTACTTGGGGAAAGGTAGACCCATCCCCAAATTCAGAATAAAATTCTTCACGAGTAAAATCAACGTTTAATTTATAAACTACATGTTGTAAGTTTGCTAGCTCCAATACTTGCTGCACTTTTGTGCAATATGGGCAACCATCTTTCGAATAAACTGTAAACTTCATTTTTTAAATCAAGTGATAATAAGATTATATATCAATTTTCCAAATTGTCAATTATGCCTGTGCCTCACCCCATCTTAGAACTAGACTTCCTGTAAATGAAGAT